TCAGAATATGAAAGACAGATTTCTATCGCTCAAAATTTTGTGGATTGGATCCATGAATTTCATATTGTTGTTGATCCCGGAAATCGTGTAAATGATATTTTGGCTTTACCAAACGTTCGAGAACTTTTAATAATATTAAAAGGTAATCAATGAAAATTAATAACGGCAATGATCATTTAAGTGCTTTTGATAGGAAATTATGGGATTTTACTTATCATGTTTTATTAAAATATGGATGTCCCATAATTTTTAAAAAAGAAGGTCCAAATTGTCCACACAAGATTGATTTATGCATTTCTTTTTTTGTTTCAAAAGATCATATTAATTGCCAAGAAGTAATCAAATTCATCGAAAATGAATGGAAAAAAGAAGAATCCGAAGGTAAAGAAATGTCTGATGGATCATATATGTTTGGAGTCAGAATTTTTATTTTTACATATGATGGATGTGAACTCTATTTGAAAAGAAAGGAATCAGAAGAAATTGCAAAAGCAATGACAAAATATTTCATTGAAAAAGTAAATGATTATAAATTTTTAAAAGAAAATGGAATAAAACCATAAGAGGAAAATTCAATGGAATGGAAAGAAAGAGACAAAAACGATTTTATTCATTACATCACGTATTCAAAGAAAGAATTTTTTTCATTATATCTTTATAAAAAAGGATGGATGAAACTTCGTTTAATTATAGATGGTGAAATTGTGTCTCAAACAATTATTAGATGCAAAAGTTTGGACGATGCTTTTACAAAAGCTGAATTAAAAATATCTAAAATTGTATCCAAATATATTCAGGAGATTTCAGAAGAACAATCTAGATTGGCATCTTTAAAAAGAAAAATATGTCAACACTTTGATTTAAAATAGGAGCTTAAACAATGAAAGAACAAATTCTTCATGTCCACTTTAGGAGGACAAAATGTTTGTAATTAATGGTAAGTATACTGTGGAATCTCTTACAATGAAAAAAAGTAAATCAAAATCAGAATATGAAAGACAGATTTCTATCGCTCAAAATTTTGTGGATTGGATCCATGAATTTCATATTGTTGTTGATCCCGGAAATCGTGTAAATGATATTTTGGCTTTACCCAATAGAAGTGTGAAAGACTGGGCGATGAAAGACGAAGTGAACAAATGATTCGGGTATTTATTATGAATGGAAATATACAAAATCAAAAATCTTATTAACGGAAAATGTTATGTTGGAAAAAGTGTGAAAAATAATGAAAATTATTTTGGTAGCGGGACTATTATACGACGAGCCATCAAAAAATATGGAAAAAATAATTTTGAAAAAACCGTATTATGGCAAGGATTAATAACGGAAAAAGAATTGAATGAAAAAGAAATCTTTTGGATAAAAGAACTTGTCACTCAAATCCCTTACGGATATAATATTTCAAGCGGTGGAATAGGATTTTCTTTAATGCAAGTTCCATGGAATAAAGGCAAGAAAGGAATTTTTTCACAAGAAGTCATAGAAAAATTAAGAATTGCTGGAAGAAGTGAAAAAAATAAAATAGCACATCGTGGAGATAAAAATGGAAAATATAAAAAAATATCAGACACAACAATGAATGTTATCTTTAATTTATATAATCAAAATTTTTCTTCCAGTCAAATATCATCTTATTTTAAAGATGATATTGACGAAAATATATCAAGAAAAAAGATAATATCTGTTATATCTGAAGGAGCTAAAAAAGGATTAATTTTAACAGATGATGAAAGAAAAATTAATTGTTATAATATCGAACATTCGAATTTATTGAATTACATCAATGAATATAAAATATATAAAAATCAAAATCATGGTTTGATTTCCTATATTGCGTATAGGACTGGTTATTGTCGCAAAACAATTCGAGATTTACTTAAAAATCATAATTTATATTATACAAAAACAGAAATCATTGTGAAAAAACCACGCAAATTTTTAAAAGCATTCAGAGGATAATTTATGGAAATGATTGACATTGTGAAAAAATTAATTGGACCGATTCAACCTGTTGGAGAATCTAATGAAGATCGGAAGAGATTAGAAAATCTCAATGAATTTATTACTTTGGCGGATGAAATGATTATTAAATTGAAAGATGTTGCAGAAAATTCAGATAGTCATGAACATTCTGTGGCTCTTGCGGGTGATACAGCAAAGAAATTTCTTAATGAACTAAAGAAGGAATTGTAAAAATGACTTTAATAATGTTATTAATTTGTTTTTTTCTTTTATATTGGTGTTATACAATGTGTGCCAATGAATCAGCTTTGAATTTTATCAGGATGCATTCTGAGAATATCGATAATTTTTTATCTAAAAAAGGATTGCAAATTAGTGAAATTCATGATGGATACGATCTTGCTCCTTGTGAAGTAGAATATCAATTGTTTAAAAAAGGCAAAATGACTAAAAAGAAAATCTCTTCTAGGAAAATGAAGAGAATACTTGTTTTATTAGAAAAAGAAAAAATTTCTTCTCAGGATGCGTTGGTATATTTTGAAAATCACGGAGAATTAACTAATGAATATGCTTTAGATTTATCTAAATCAAAAAGATTTAGGGAGATTTGAAAATGAAAGATTATTCTGATTTAGAATATTTTTGCAAAAAAAATAATTTTCCTCTTACCACCAAGATTGCCATTGCATACAGAAAAACATCTTTAGGCGAAGTAATTTATTTGGATTTATGTAATAGCAATGGAAGCATTGTTGCAACTAACGATATTAATATGCTGAATGTAAAGTATGCAATAGATATAGTTAAAGATCTTTTAAATGAAACAAAAGATAAATTTAAAGATATCTATATTAGTTTTCATATTGATGGATTTTATTATGGTTCTTCACCTTCTCACGGAAATGTTGTGAATTTTTTATTTCAGGATGAGACAATCATTTTTGACATGTTAATGATATAGGAGAAATTATGAAATTAACGACTCAATTTATAAAAGCGATACGCAAATCCAAAAAAGATATTGTGTATAAAGGGGAAGTAATTGGATCAATACAAAAGTCAGTGTCAATAAATGGTGATGCGGCTTTGACTGTTCATTTTCAGATTCTTAAGCAGGATCCCAAATTATCCACTAACAAGAAATTCAAAAAATGTTGTGAATGTGGAGTAAGAAATGAAACTGTGAAGCGAATTAATTGTGGATATGCAATGGATACAAAAGGAGAAATATTTAAAGAAACAATCTGCGAAGATTGTGAAGGTAGACATTGTAGGGAAATATTCAAATTACTTGTTAATAGCACAGATGAAGAATTAACACAGGAAGCTAAAAAAAGTATTGAAAAAAATAATTGTGATGTCGTTGTAGCGAATGATTTGCGTGACATAAGGCAAAATAACCATAGACTATTAATTGTAACCAAAAACGATGTGAATATAATCAAAAAAGATGATAATATTCCATTGGCTGATAAGCTTGTAGAAAAAATACTTATTTTAAATTCCAAACATGTTTTAGGAGGAAAATAAATGAAATCAAGTTACAATACACATTTTTACCTATACGCAAAAGGTCATTATAAAAAAACATCAAATCCCTTAAATGATTTAAAGATTATTTTATCTGATTATACTGGTGTAGGAATTGAACATTTAAATGAAAAAGATGTTTTAAGAAAATTATTAGAAATATGTGAACCATTTGTTACTAATAAATGTGAAGGAATAGGATTTTTAGATTTCATTAGCAGATTAGATCCTGACAGATTTAATAGCCAAAAAAATTTTTATAAAGATTTACTTTCAGCTTGTCTCAGTGTCTTATCTGTGCAAAAAGTTTCCACTATTGAATTGTATGATGGTAAAATTGGAAATGTTTCAAAAAATTTGCAAAAACGTATCACTAAAGGAATTTTGAAAAAATGAATAATAAATACGCAAAATTTATAGAATTGTATGACAATCATTATTTAAATAGGAGGAATAAATAAAAATGACTAATATAAATGAAACTAAATGTCCAAAATGTGATAGAAAAAATAATAACTATAAAAAATTAGAGAAAAACTGTGGATATGAAGATGATGAAGAATTAGATTTGGATTCAGATGAATCAGAAACTGAAGAAGAACCAGTTAGTCCATCACACCCAAAAAACTTATATGGTAGTGCAACAGCAATGACAACCAATTGGGATTGGTAATAGGATAAAAATATGCTTGATTACGATAAATACGCAAAATTTATAGACCCTAAATTATTTCGTGATCCAAATGGCATTCACGGAATTTGTCATACTACACGAGTATTAGTTCTTGTATTAAAAATTGCCGAACTTATGGGTCAATCAAAAGAAAATGATATTCTTGCTGCTTCGGCAATTTACCATGACATTGGAAGAACTCACGATGGTAAAGATTATACTCATGGAACTAAAAGTGTTGAAAAATTAAAGTCTATTGGATTTCCATCTGTAAATACTATGCATATAAGTCAAGAAGATTTGCCATATGTTCAATTTTTAATAGAATCACATGCCATGGAAGATGAAGATGGTCTGAAAATTATGTCTGAATACAAAATTGATCCGATAAGAGCTGTATGTTTATTCAATATGTTTAAAGACGCTGATGGATTAGACAGAATTAGGCTTGGAATTTCTGGTGATTTGAACCCTAATTATTTAAGAACAGTTGCAGGTATAGAATTAATAGATTTTGCAAAAGATCTGTATAAGAAAAGAAAGGAAACTAATGAAAATTGAAAAACTTCCTTTACCTGAAAATATGAAAGATGAACGTTATTTTTTAATCTGCAATTTAAATTCAGATAGATGTGGTAGTTATTATTATTTTTATGCCACAGCAGATTCTACAAATGAAGAAATTTTTCAATATGCGATAGAAACAATTGAACGAAAAACTAAATTGTATTTACAAAGACCTTCTTCTATTTTTCTTAACCCTACTCCAAAATGGCATAATAGTATAAAAGTGATTGAACTTACGAGAAAAATTACAAAATTACAAGAACCAGATAAATATGGTAGAGTATATACAAATATATGGAAAACAAAAAGAAATGGCTTGAAATTCACACTTGTAAGAAATTGGATAAAAATGAAATTTAATGATGTATCAATAAAATCTTATACGAGCTATAACTTTGGAAAAATTCAAAATTAAATGAATGAATTTATCACTATAAAAGAGGCTTCACAATTATGCAACGCAAATGATGCTACTATTTGGAAATGGGCTATTTTGGATAAATGGTTACATCATTTACACAATCCTCATACAAAACCAACTGTGTTAGTTGATAAAGAACAAATTATAAAATTAGGTAAAATACATTGGATTACAGATTCAGTTAGAAAAATCAATCAACAATTCAAAATTTCGAAACGATCTCTTTATAATTGGAATAAATCACATTTAGAAGGATTCCATTTTCTTCGCATCCCATATGATAGAGGTGAACAATATCTTGACGATGAAATGTTTGCATTGGCAAAAAAATTAGCTGAAGGAAAAGAAGAACGAGAAAAGCACATTAGAGAAGAGAATCATATAAAATGTATGATTAAAATAAAAGAAAAAGCAAGAATTCGCCAAGAATTAAAAGAACAATTAAAACAACAAAAAATACAATTAAAACAACAAATAACTCAAGACAAATTAAAACAAAAACAATTAAAATTCCAGAGAAAAAAGCTAATTAGATTAATGAAACAATCTACTAGAAATTTAATAATTCAATTGAAAAAAATGTGTAAAAAAATTCAAAAATCTAAAAAGAAATCTATAAATCAAATTAAAAAAAATATTTATAAATTTAAAAATCCAATTAAATTAAAACCAATTAAAATCATAAAAGAACAAATTATTCTGCCCCATTATACAATTATTGAATATTTAGATTTTTTATTAAATGAAAAATCTGAAGAATTGCAAAAAATTTATAATAATAATGAAGAAGTATCTTTTTTAAAAAGAAAAATTAATGAACTAATTAAAACTATTAAAACTGTTGAATTTATTCAAATTCATAATTTAAAATATTTACTAAGTTATTTGAAAAATAAAGATTGTGAATGTGATAATAAAATAAGAATGTGTCATCTTTTAAAATTTTTACATTCTGAAAAATCACAATCTTGTTGTTCCAATTTACTAATTAAATGAGCAAGTTTATTTCTAATGATGCGAAGTTCAATAATTGCATCTAACACTGTAAAATTGATATCTCCAATTGTAAGAACTGTTTTCATTTCTTTTGATAAAATAAACAAATCAGCACGTTCTTTAACACATTTTTTAAATTTTTTCATGTATTCCTTTGGGAGGAATTGCGTTTTATTTGTATTGTATTTCTAAATGTGGTTGTTCCTTTTTTCAATTTTCTGTAGACAATTTAATTTTTGCGATTCTTTAAATAATTGCTCATCTACTTCTGTTGTCTTAATCATTTTATCTTCATTTTCAAATGGATATAATCCAACTTCTCTCATCAACATTTCCATAACTCGTTCGTTCGGAGTCTCCCATTTCCAATTGCCGTAAAACATGCATTTGGCAAAAATCTTGGCGATAGTTTCAAATTTTTTATTTTGATGATGTGATGTATTTACGGTGGTATAAAATTCTTTCATGGATTCAAAAATTTCTTTATCATTACTGATCAAAACATTGTTTTTATAACAATTCCCATCTGCACAAAATTTCAGTGTGAGATTTGCCGTAGAAAATACGAAATCTGCTGGCATTGTTGCATCCGAAATAATAATATCTGGAATAATAGAAGATTTCTTTTGATATAAACATTCAATGCCACAATCATTCACGAGATAATGATCACCATTCTCATATACCAAATAATCTCCGAAATTAAAAGTTTCTTTCCATTCCCCTTCTATTTTAGAATAGATTTCTTGATAATTCTTTTTGTCATCCTCTGGACTGGCAACAAAATTAAAATTATTCTTAATACGATCTTTCATTTCATTAATTGCCACTTTTTGCCAACGATCATTCATAAATATCTCCTTTTGATCTCCTAAACCCGATTTAAAATTCATTATATGAAATTATCTCAATTCATTAAAATGGCAACACAATATGCTCAATATCTCATTGAGTATACCAATTGGTCGGATTTTGAAAATAAGCTCAATTCTGCTGGAGAATTTACCGAAGAAAAAGAATTTATTGAAAAATTAGGTATGGATTATGCCTCCTATGAAAAAATTGTATCCAATATGATTTTTCATTGGAAAGATTCAGTTTCGAAAAGTTTATTACATTCTATTTCAAATCTCCATTCAAAAATGCCAATTGCTGGATCTAAAATGTTCAAAAATATTTTGGATCAAACTCGTGCTTTGTTAATAATGGGACCAGGAGTAACTCAAAGAGATATATTTGGCGGAGAAAATTCCGCAAATGGATTAGGTTTAATCAGTAGATTTGACATGGATAAAATTAAGAATGAAGATAAAGATATTAAAGATTTCGAAGGTCGCATGAAACGATTTGTTGAAGTTAGTGGTTTTTATGCGATAACAGTCACTCATCCAAAAATCATTGATAAAATAAATGAAATTGTTCAATATATTTGGTTATATGTGTACATTCAAAAACAAAAACTTGAAAAAGTCAAAAAGAAAATTCCTAAATATCTTTATAGAGGAATAAGAATTTCTACTTTATTTGCTGAAAAAAATATCAAAGAAATTATCGAAAAAGTTCAACGTCAAGACAATGAAGCTTGGTCTTCTGTTCAAGGTAAACATGTGGATCTCATAATTAATTACATTTTAGATAATGGCGTTGATGATATCATTCCTGGAAAATTTTTATCATTTACAGCAAGTCTGCCGATTAGTGAATATTTTGCTAATGGAGAAGGATTGGTGTTACGTGTGGAATCTTCTAAAGTGGATATCATTACATCTGAATTAACAGAACCTTTATTTGCTGAAAAAGATTATGTAAGTGGTAAAAAAGAGCGTGAATATATCGTAAAAATTCCTGAAGGTCATAGATTCATCAAGGGAGATATTATCATATCAAATCTTGATTGGTTTATTTATAAAAATAATCCTTTATGTGTCCAATATTTCGATCATAAAGATAAAGGTGCTAGATATACATTGAATGGCGTTAAAATCAGAGCACAATTTTATTGGCATACTAATGAACGTGGTTCAGTGAATTTTGTGAATGAAAGTGAAAAAGATAATTGGAGTAAATCCAGAATGGAATTTAAGAAAGAATTTGGTTTTGATCCAATGCCAACGGAAAAGAATTTAGATCAAATTAAGAACTTCCAATTTTTTGAAGTGAAGGAAAGATGGTAATTTGAAGATTTCATCTTTGATAAAATATACCTCTATTAAACGTCTCGTCGAATATGATAACGATAATGATTTGGCCGACGATCTTGAAATCGAATTAAAAAAATATGTTCCTGGAGCATCCAATACAAATAAAAATGAAATTCAGTTTTATGAACTCTACAATCATGGCGATCTTCTCAACGCAGAGATTACTGTCAATCCTTCTAATCAACCAGAAAATTCTATGCATATAAATATTACATTATTAATTGTCGATGAAGAAGGTTGTGTAAGATGTGATGTAATCCACAAATATAAAATTACCACCACAATACATGAAGTCGCCAGAGAAATCGGTGAATCAATTAAACATAGAATTTCAAATTCTTAAAAATCTTCTTTACATTATTTTTGTAAGATCTATAATGTATTCTAAAGGAGTTTAAAATGGAATTATCTCAAAAAATTATACATCTCGTAAAAATGGGATCAAATGGCTAAAACAGTTCTAATCATTGGCTTACCCAATCTGGAAAAACATATTTAGCGAATACTGAATATGTCCCAAAAAGGAGATTTATGAAAAATAATTCTTTACAAAAATCAAATAATAATTTATAAGATATTTATGGATATTTTACACAAAGTATATTATTTTTTAAAAGAAACAAATCCCGATCTTGCCGCGAGGTTCAAAAAAATGGCAATGGCAATTCCAAGAGATATGGCAATTGCAGAAATTAATGCACAAGGCACACCATTTTGTTTGCATGCGATACTATATTCTATTATGAAACAAAATTCTATCAATCCTCCGAAAACGTGGATGCATGAAATGTTCATATTTTTAGAAAATATTGATTCTAAAAATATAAAAAGAAAAGGAAAATGGTTCACAAGTAAAGAAATTCAAACACGAATTGATCATGGTATCAAAGGATTAAAGAAACGATTGATTCGTAAAATTAGTGATGGTTATCCTAAAAGAATCCAGAATGTTGTGATAAAAACACTAGATCAAATAGATTTTTTCGAAGTGAAATTGTCTGATTTCGGGATTCGATTACAATATAATGACCAAGATGATTTGATCGCTGTTTTCACTAAAGAAAAATAATTTAATTTTCTCTTTACAAATAATCAGAGATGAGGTATATTCATTTTAGTTGTTTACAAACTTTATTTATGATCTATTCATAAATCAGGTTTTAAATTAATGTTAAATAATAAAGAAGGATTTATGAGTTCAATATTTGGAAAAAAGTTTACACAGAAACAAATGCCCCAAGGTAATAATTGGGAAACAAGACCAGCCCGAGAGGGGGTTGACGTGTAGATTTGAACTCTACATTTTATAAAATTAACCCCACTCGGTGAAAGCCGATGTGGGGTTTTTTATTTTGTGGATGTGAAATACAGGGTGTCGGATAGTGGTTGTCCATCGGTTTTGGGCATCGATAGCGGTGGTTCGATTCCACCCATCCTGATTGAAAGAATGTGTTCCTGTAGACTAATTGGTTAGGTCAACATCCTTTCAAGGTGTCGGACCGAGTTCAAATCTCGGCAGGAACGCTTTTATTGGTAGGTAGCAAAAAGGTAATGCACCGAGCTGTTAACTCGGCTATTTTACAGGTTCGAGTCCTGTCCTACCAGTTGATCTCGGGATCAAGCAGCGGTGGCTTCCTGGCCTCATAAGCCAGTGCAGGTTGGTTCGACTCCAACTCCCGATATTTTATGGAAACTATATATTATTTTGATAATTGTAAAAAATGTAAAAGGATTTACAGAGCATCAACTTCTTTTACAAAAGAAAATGTTTATTCTACCAGATTTTGTAGCCAAAGTTGTGCTAACAGTAATCCTAAAAGTGCCGAACAAAAGAAAAAGATTAGCGAAATAATGAAATTAAAAAGTTCATGGTATAAGGATGGTAGAAGTAAGGATAAATTTTGTTTGGTTTGTGGAAAGACAATAAGATATTTTAATAAATATCAATTATGTCGCAAGCATATGGACCAATCAAATGAATTTAAAAAAACTTTATCAAATAGTTTAAAAGGAAAAACTGGAGGATATAGAAAAGGAGGAGGTAGATCGAATGGTGGTTACTATAAAAAGTTTCATTTTGATAGTCCATTTGAAATAGAAGTGGCAAAATTTTTAGATGAAAATAACATTAATTGGAAAAGAAATACAAAAAGATTTTATTTTATATGGAATAATAAAAAGACATATTACATTCCAGATTTTTATTTCACTGATATTGATGTTTATTTAGAAACTAAAGGATATTATTGGGCAGATAAAAAACAAAGAATTTTATGTGCTGTAAAAACAAATAACTTAAAATGGATAGAATTAATGCAAAAACAAGAATGGGCAAAAGATAAAAATATCTTGTTAGAAAAATTAAAGTTGCGGATGTAATTCAATGGTAGAATTTCTGATTTCCAATCAGAAAGTTGCTGGTTCGAATCCAGTCATTCGCTTTGTTGGGGCTATAGCTTAATTGGGGAAGCATCCGGTTTGCATCCGGAAGGTCGAGAGTTCGATTCTCTCTAGTTCCACTTTTAAGACTCAATAGCTCAAATGGATAGAGCAATGCCCTTTTAAGGCATAGGTTGTGAGATCATACCTCACTTGGGTCATTTAGGAGAATCAAATGGAATACACATGTGATAAATGTTCGAAAATTTTTATGACTCAGAAATCTTATGCGGGACATAGAGGGCATTGTGGTAAAAAACATTCTTATGTTTGTTGGAGTAAAGGATTGACAAAAGAAACGGATGAAAGATTAAAAAAACGCAGTGAAATATATAGAAAAAATTTAGATGACGGAAAAATAAAACCTGCATTTATAAAAATTGGTGATTTTAAATGTGAAAAATGTGATAAAACCTTTAACAATAGCCAATCATTTAATGGACACAAAAGTCATTGTGGAAAAAGTAGAAATTATGAAAATGGTTGTTTTTGCAGTGGATGGAATAAAGGATTGACAAAAGAAACTGATAAAAGAGTTAAAAAAAGAGGAGAAACATTATCAGCCAATTATAAAAGTGGAAAAATAAAACCTTCCATGAAAGGAAAAATTCAAAAGGAAGATTCTAAGAAGAAGATATCTGAATCTATGCGAAGATTTTTCGAAAAGGATCCAGATAGAGTTCCTTATAAGATAAATCATTCTAGCCATGATTCATGGCCAGAAAAGATCTTTGAAAATGCTCTAAAAAGACACGGGATAATAGGTTGGGTTCGAAGATATATTCATGGAATATATGAATATGATTTTGCTTTTCCTGAAATTAAATTGGATGTAGAAATTGATGGAAAAACTCACAAAACCGAAAAAGTAAAAGCGATTGATAAACGAAGAGATGAATGGAGTATTTCTTTAGGATGGAAAGTCCTAAGATTCGATGGATCTTTAATGATTAAGGAAGTTGAAATGTGTATTGAGAAATTGAAAGAATATATTAAAGATAAAGAATTTAATTTAAACGATATTGTTTACATCAGGAAACAAAGTGAAAGAAAAAATAAGAATCGGCCAATAAAAATAAAATATGAAGAAAGAACACTGAGAATTGAAGAAAGAAAAAAGGCTGTTGAGAAGATTATTTTAGAAAAGAAAATTGATTTTACGAAATTTGGATGGGTTGTTAAATTGGCAAAAGAATTAAAAATATGTTCACCGAAAATTAATGGTTTTATGAAAAAGCATTTTTCTGAATTTTTAAAAACTTGTAAAACAAAAAGGAGAATTTTATGTTTAGCAACATAAGTGAATTTATGTAGCTGTTCTGGTGTAAAGTGGTTTGCACACGGGACTGAAAATCCTGGGGTGACAGTTCAACTCTGTCGGGCAGCATTTAAGAAAGCCTCTTTAGCTCAATCGGAAGAGCAACTGACTCTTAATCAGTAGGCAGTTGGATCGTAACCAACAAGGGGCATTTAAGTTTGATCTTTGAAAAATTTACGGGGATTTGGATAGTGGTAATCCGTCGGTTTTGGGAACCGAAAACGTGTGTTCGATTCACACATTCCCGATTTTATTTGTAAGCTGAAGTGGCTGAATGGTTTATAGCACCTCACTTGTAATGAGGACTTTGCAGGTTCAATTCCTGTCTTCAGCTTTTATAGACCGATAGTTCTAACTGGATAGAACAGGGAACTCCAAATTCTCATGTTGCGGGTTCGAATCCTGCTCGGTCTGTTTTCGTAATTGACGAGTGGCGAAATGGTTAACGCAATCGGCTTTGACCCGATTACTTGAAGGTTCGAACCCTTCCTCGTCAGCTTATACATATCATTCGTCTAATGGTAGGACAAAGTGGTACGTCGAATAGACACCTGAGAGACATTGGTTCGATTCCAATATGATGTGTAAATTTTTCCCGTAGTAGCTCAGTTGGTTTGAGCAGCAGAATCATAATCTGAAGGTTGTGAGTTCAAATCTCACCTACGGGATTTACGGTATTACTGTTCAAAGGAGATTTGAATGCAAATTCGTGAAGAACATGAAAAATGGGATAGAATAGGGATGACTTTAAAAGAAATAGAAGATAAGTTGGGAAATGATAAAGAATTATATAGTTGTTTTACTTGTGTAGGGAAGGAAGACTGTAAATTTATTTACGATATTTATAATACAAATGGTGATTGTTTAGCTTGGAAATAATGAAAAAATTTAAAACAGTAAAAATTAAATGGGAAAAATCAATGGAACTAAAAGAACTAACTGAAGAACAATTAGAGAATATTGCTGCGAAAATTGACAATGAAGGATTTTGGTATCAATTTGCACATGGTGGATGGGTAAAGCCAGAAGATGTATTGAATAATGAAGATGATATTAAAAAAGTGAAAGATGCAATTAATACATTACGAGAATTTGAAAATATTTGCCCAACATTATGAATATTGAAAAAAATTTATGTTCGATTAATGGTGTGATTGATACCATTAATAATGATTCCATTAGAGTAAAGTTTCAAAACAATATTTATGCAAATTTACCGATAGTATTATTTGATGAAGATATAATTAAACCAGGACAATCTTTTACTTATATGATAAAAATAAATTCTGAAGGATATAGATATCAAGATATTGTGCCGATGAACCCTGTTTTACCAGATAATGAAGAGGATCTGAAGCAAGAACAAAAATATTTAGAACTTTGTAAATTTTATGACATGAAACCATTGAATGATGAAAAAAGAACAATTGAAGAAACTTTGAAATTTCATTTAGAATTTTTATTTGAATTTACTCATAAATTGGAGAGAATATAGTATGGATCTTGTAAAAGAAATGCAATCATTAAAACGAGTTCATTATACTTGTGAAGATGATAACAATTATTCGTGTCCACTTAGTAAACATGCTTATGTTTATGAAGGACCCCAAGAAATGTAATTGTGGGGCAACTAAGCATAACAAGAAGGTGGATAAAATAATTCATTTTCTTAAATTTGGTTGTATAAATGCAAAAGGATAACATGAACATAAAAGTAAAAACTAAGGCGAAAACTGTGAATGGAATTTTGGAAGCGATTATTAATAAGCATTTTTTGATGGATAATGGTTTCTCTTTGAACGACGGTTCTGGAAGCCTATGTACTCTTTTTACCAGAGATGCTGTGAAGACTATGTTGAGAAATTTTGAGATAAAGCCAAAATCTGACAATGAATTTGGATTAAATGCTAAACAGGACAATATACAGATTGAAATTTATCAACAAGACTGGTCTCCAGGATTTGCATCATATATGACTGATGGAACTTTGAATAAAACTGCTAAGGCACATGTAATGCTTAATGTAGGCGGTCTGTTGAGTGCTGTGGCAAATAAAGATATTGACAAGGCTGAGTTGCCTTATTATGTGACAGAACTTCTTTTACACGAGTTTACGCACGTTATAGAAGAATGGGCAGGAGTAGAATTTAATGAAGAAAAAGTTGAAGCATTGATTGAAAGATATAAGAAGAAATATGAGAAAAGAACATCTGCTTCACCATATTTTCCTAATCCTCCGAGTATAAAGGTGTCAGATTTCCACACAAAGAAATATGATTTGATAAAGAAGAAAAGAAATGTCAAGAAAACTAAAACCAGTAATTGAGAAGCAGATAATAAGATTAAGGCATTATTCAAAGGAAAGTCTAATAGAAGATTGATGAGATGTAGAAGAGCATGTTCATTAAGAGATTTGATTAAAGGATGGAAATGAATAATTTAGCATTAGATTTGAGTGATTTACCTAATCTGGGGGTCGCAAGTTCGAACCTTGCTGGGCGTGTTTTATAGGAGCCATTAGTGTTATATACTTGCAACATTTGCATGAAAACTTTTACTGATGGTAAAAAATATGGTGGGCATTATTCCAGTCATTTTTCTAGCAAATCTAGAAAAGATAAATCAATTTACAAAATCATTACAGAAAATTTATTTTGCGAAAAACATAATCGGAAATATATTAAAAAAAGTATTTTTAAAAATAATCTATTAATTCATGTGGTCGGATGTAAAAGTTGTTTAAATAAAAGATGTTTTTCGAAAGAAACGAAAAACAAAATAGCTGAATCTGTTCGAAATTATTATATTTTTTGTTTAATTGCTTCTGATATTTTTCTTAATTTCATGTAAATTCTCCTTTGGTGAAATTTAACGTGTAAAATTTTTCTTATTACGAATATTTTGTTTAATTGCTTCTGATATTTTTCTTAATTTCATGTAAATTCTCCTTTGGTGAAATTTTAACGTGTAAAATTTTTCTTATGAAACTATCTCAACAAATTAAACAAGCATCTGAATATGATGAAATGTATCGAAAACTAGAAAACCAATATGGACATGAATTATCTAAGAATAAATATATTGGTTCTGGCAGAGCTCATGATTGCGATAGAAATTCTTACAAAATGAGAAAAGACTATAAAGTTTTCAAAGGATCTATATTATTTTTTGATCCATCGTATAAAGATTTCAGAACAGCTAATCATATTTTCAATGTAGATGATCAAAATAAAGTGGTTGAATTCACAGATTTATATCCTCTTGATTGGAATAATATTCATTATTTTGGTAGAGAGTATAAAAAATCATTGAAAGAAATTTGGAAACAAGCTTCTGACTATAAACCATTAGAATATTTATTAACATTGCCTCCGATGTCTAAAATTGAACTGATAGGAGAAGATGGATATTCAAGAACTTTGACTGGTGAAAAAGGATTATATAATTATCCACATGATTATAGCCAACTTACTCTTAAAGAATTGATACCTAGACTCCCTGATCAGAATTATAAATTTGAGATTGAATTTGAACCTCAAGAAGAAAAATCAAATATTTTTGAAGATATTAGAATAATAAAAAAAATTCTTGAAAGAAATCCTAGACCAAACATTGAAAAAAATTAAAAGAATTTGAATTAGAGATTGCTCAAGATCCTATAAAATCATTTGAATATGCTAAAGAATATGGGAGATTTCCATTAGGTGAATTAGTAATCATGAAAGATATTAAATTGGCATATCAATATGCTCGTGATATTATCAAGGGACGTTGGTTAAAAGCAGAACCATTTTTAGCTAAAGATACAGGGTATAAAAATTATGCTTATTTATATGCTAAAAATATTATTAAAGGAAGATTTCCAGAAGCTGAAAAAAATATTTTAAATTCAATTCATAAAAGAAATTATTTAGACATGATTAAAATGAACAAAATAAAATTTATTGTTTCAAGTTATTCTTTAAAAGAATATATCAGATCCGGATATGATAAACTTTTTGAAAAATTTGAACGCCGAGGATTAGATGTTTCTAATGTCCCAGAACAAGATAAAAAAGCATTTGCTCTCTATTGGATTAATAGATTATTACACAAAGAAGATCTCCCAACATATAATCCACATGACATCAATATAGAAAAATACAAAAAAGCAATTATATTGATTTCGAAAATAGATTCTTCTATTTAAGAATCTCTTCTTTCTGGTTTCATCAAAGTTTTTGGTGGTTTATGAACTTTCGGTCTTTTAGGTCTGATTATCTGAGGTTCATAAGGTCCTTTAATTTTGCGAACCATACGTTTTGGCGGTTTCTGAAATCTTTCAGGATCAAGATGAATATGTTTTGGACCTTTTGGCGGTGTAGGAGTAGTAACTTTCATTGGAACAGGTAAATGAGGAAATCTAGTAGGACGAGCTTCATCTTCTAGATGGCGTTTTTCTCGTTCTTTATGTTCTTCTTCTGGTTTTTTATGTTTATGAATTGTTTTGACAACTCTATGCAATGATTTATCAGCACCAGGATGTTCTTTCAGATATTTCCGCATTGCTTCTTCGGTAGGAAATTCCATTGCCAATTTTATAAAAGTAGAAAGGTTCATAACACCAATTTTAATCTCTTATAGGGAATTGCTTTCCACTCTTTACATTGATGTCCACAATCAGATTTGGTTCTTTGATCTTTGGCTTCACACAATCCACCACCCAATTTGTCATTCTTCCATTTGATGAAAAACTTACAACTTCCACAATCGTGCATATTACCACTCTACGTAATGTATTGAAAAACACAAAGACTGATTCACTCTTACTGGAGTGATAGAAATGATTTCAATTTGTGGATTAGATTTTAACCACTCCTTGAATCCCTCGGCATCTTGTTTGAATACTATCGTTTTCATTTCTTCGGAAAATATTGCTGTACATATAAAGAAACATAAAAATAATTTCTTCATATTAAATTCCAAAACTCCTTATTTACCATTTCATTGATTTCTGGATCGACATCTTTTGTGCTGATCTTTTTTAATGAATCAACCATAGGCTTCTCTCCGTTAAAAATAACCTCTACTCGATTCTTTACTTTGACCAAAGGGGGAATATCCAATTGGTCTATGGTTGTTCGTTCTACCATCTTGCCAACCTCTGGACGATGTTTCTCTGGAATCTTCAGACGTTCAGTTTCTGATAATTCCCGTAGAACTTTTCTACGAGATACATAAGTCCCTCTTTTGAAATAAGTAGGATAATCATTCCAATTCACACCTTTTTTATACAACATTTCCTTTTTATCTGCACTACCAACATTCATTAATTCTTTATGAGAATAACAGCAAGAAGCTGCCATTGTCACACTATTTTTTGTGGCATCTAATTCTCTCCACAATAATACATTAGTAGCTTCAACGATATTGGGAACTTGCCAAGCTCTGCAATCAAAAAATGCCAATGGTTTATGCGGAAATTTTTCTTTTACTAATTCATTGAATACTGCGGTACATAAACTACATATAACAGAAATGATTTTTTGTTTTTTACCTTCAAAGAAAATTGATGATTGAATATCATCGGAATAAAGAATCAAACTAATTTCATCTGATTGAGTATAACCAACTACCGCACAAGTTTCTTCTACTAAACATTTAGTAGTTTCTACCATGATTTCTCTGAAATTATTATCAAATGGTCTTTGTAAACCTTTTGTCCAATTATGAAAAGTTTTACCATCAAGCCGCACACAAATTGGTAATAATGGTATAAATTTTTCTCCGGCTTCTGCTTGCTCATACATTTTCATTCTATCACCGAAAACATCTTTTGAATCTTTCATATCATGCCTCTCAAAATATTGTTTAATTCAATCCAATCAGTTTCTGGTTCAAATCCTGCTTTGTCATCAATAAGAATGTCAAAATACATCTTCTTTGAAAAATCAGACATTTCAGTATTTTTACATTCAGGATTCTCATTCATATAATCTATACGTATTCCTTTTTCTTTCATCCACGCAACAACCGGAGCCATTTTCTCATTATAAGAACAAGTATAGAGGATAATAGAATGATCTGTAAAGGATGAAATTAAATTCAAACATTCTTTTGCTCCAGGATAGAAAGAAAAGATTTCAGAAGAACTATAACTTGAAGGAATTATTGTTCCATGTAAATCAATCGCCCAAAATAATTTGGCGTGACCACGATCAGCTTTTTTCTTGTATGCACTTTTGATAGCTCTTTCAAGATTCATTTGACTGACATTTGCCAATCATCGCCTTTTTCAGCGATAAAAACTCTAACAAGTCCATATGGTGAGTCACCTAATGCCAATTCTCGGATTTTCATTCCATCTTTTTCATAGAGAATCGTTTCTATGCACGGCATTTTTACGGCTGTATTACGAATCTGACAAAATGCCAAAATACCAACAATAAAAAAAACAATAAAAATTATGATTCCAACAACATATTTCATTTTTACTCCTTTTTAGAAAAAGGTGAGGACGCAAGAAACAATATGTATGTCTCATTCCTGCAAACCTTTCAGTTAACAACTCCGAAAGTTGCGCCAGCACCCTATTTATTTTTACCACGTTCCAGTATTTTTTCTGCATTCTTGGAAAGTATATTCTTTCAGTTTTCTTAGAAGTTTGAAATTTTAAAATATGTCTAGATGTACGAATCATGACAAAATATACCGCAACTCTTTCTCACAACAGGTATAATTTTTGTATGGAAGAAAAACCTACATTAATCAGATGCAGAAATTGCAATGCAGATTTTGATTACACAGCATATAACGGTATGTGTCCATTTTGTGCTGATCCACAAAAGAAAAACAAAGAAATTCTAGAAATTTATAAGAAAAGTGAAAATCAAAATGTTCCATCATGATATAAAAATACCTGCGGATTTTGCTTTAGCTATTTATAACATCATGCATAATCTTGCCTCTCACAAAGAATGGGATTTAATTGATTCCTATCGTGCCAAAAAGAAAGACGTCTTTGGATGGATTGAAAGCATTCTGAAAGATAATAATCAACCTAATCTCAAAGTTGAAATGGATTGGTGGAAAGAGCAAATCACGTTCCCCGAGAATTAAAACGACATTTACGGTATACTACTCCAAACTTTAAACAAAACGATGGAATAATAAGGAGTTGTATATGGAAAAAAGACAAAGAATCAATGTTCAATGGCGTTCAACTGAAAATTTACATTTACTTATCTTTGATTATCGTATTTACAAACATCAAATTAAAATGTCTGGTTCTGAAGAATCAGAATTATGGGCAAAGCCTGAAGATGATAATGATCCTCTGAAGCCAGTAAAAGAATTGAAGGATGTTTTATGTTCTCCAGAAGTTCTTTATTCTGCAGCAATTCAAGTTTGTCCAAATGTTTTGGATAGAATCACAAATTATATTTCTCAGCATGAAAATCGAAAAAATTCTACTGCCGAAGATATCAGAAAAGAAATGGTTCGAAGATTCGTTGGAAGACCGCAAGCATGGCGATATGACACTGGTAAAATAAAAAATAATATCAAAATTTGGCGAAAAAATCCTACTGAACATCCTGACAATATCAAGCCAATAAATAAACAACAAGCACAAGAATTAAAAGATTTCTTTGAAAATAAACAATTCTACTTTGATCAAATTGACCAAATGATTGAATCTTCAATTGCATATAATTTACCATTTACAGAAGAAGATTTAAAACTTGCAATCCATCATAAAATTAAAATCCTCCCATCATTAAATTCCTCGACACCTCAAACACTGAATGTCGTTCGTGATATGTTCGATGTTGAAATGATTGATACGATTTCTAAAATAAATGATTTTTCTTCTGAATTAAAACAAACATTAACAGAAATACTAAAACCAGCAATAAAGAAAATTCGCAAAACAAAGAAATATGATCGGGATCAAAAAATTCCAACAGAAATCAAGTTTTTATATAAATATAAATGTCTGAAATGTGGATATCATCATGTTTTAAATATTGCTGATGGTGCACACCTTTGTGATATAGAATACACTGATGAATACAGCAAGGAATACATTACTCTTGATCGTAAAGATAACATGATTTGCTTATGTAAAAATTGTCATGCTGAATTTGATAATGGTGGTTGGATTATTGACCCAGATACTTTAGATGTTTTTGAAAATAAGATTTGTTTATTCAATTTAAAAGAAAGATTATTGCATGAGATCAATCCACTTTTCATCGCATTAAAAAATTATCAATTAAAATTAAAACAAAAATGATCACTTCTTTTTAATCGTTTTCTTTTTAGGTGCACAAACATGATTGATTTTATGTGAAACAACAATCGTTTCACCAGCACTTGTATTGATTTTGACATTTTTAGATTTTATTTTCATTTGTTTTCCTTTGATATAATTATCACATTCTGTTTCATCCCAATCATTAGGACAGCATTCATATCCAACTGTGCATTTTTCTTTCCAATATTTACATGTATGTTTATTTTTCATTATTTTCCGGATTCACAATTTGATCTGTTTTTCTTTTGCCTATATTATCCTTAATAATTTTATCTTTATCAGCGGATCCTTTTGAACTTCCGAAAAAATATGCCGTGACCTGAGTCAATATGGTAGATACAGAACCGGCAACAAATAGAATTACATCTCTACTTTCATTTTTAACATCTTTGAATAAAATTGCATAAAATAATGCGAAAGAAGCAATAACAATCATGATTGCTAAAACAGGAGTAATAGCTCTTGAAACTTTATCATACCAAACAACTATTTTTTCATCATTTAAATTTGCCATAAAATAATTCTAAATGCGTTGTGAAACGGTATAATTTTCAATATGAGCGATCCAAATGAAGCTGTCAAATATGAAATAGTAGCAATTCGTTCTGACCAATGTGTCACGAACTATAATGCTCCATGCGAATTACACCAAGATACTCCTGACAAATTTTTCTATAAATGTGTCAATGGTGAATGTCTCAAACAAGATGGTGCTCCAAATCCTGAAGATATTCTTTGCGATCCTAATATTTCTGGATATTGTTTTCATTATGAATGTAGAGATCAAGGAAAAGGCTATAAAGAATGTATTAAATTTAATATCCCTGGAAATTCTACTTGTTCTCCTAATGGATCATTTGAACAATGCAACTCAATAATTCCTACTCATTATGAATGCGATAATGGCGAATGCATAGAAAAAACAGGAGCAGGAATCAATCAATGTGACCCATCTATTCCTGGATCATGTGGTGCATATTTAGCTTGTATCCCCGATCCAATTAGTGGAGGCTCTATTTGTAGAAAAATGTCTGGTTCTCCTCCTCCTGGAACTAAATTTTGCAGTATTGAAGGTACAAGAACTGAATGTGAAACTACAATAGGAACTTATTGGAAATGTGCAGGAAATCAAAATGGTTCTGATTGTCGCTGTGAACAAGTAATAGGTAATAATCCGGATGAATGCGATCCAATAACAAATAAACCATGTTGTACTCCACCTTCAAGAAAAACTTGTATTGATATAAATGATCAAGGAGATAAAGTTTGTCGTTCTATTGAAGAATATGGCTTATCTGATTGTAATCGCGATGAAAATTGTTTAACATTTCACAAAGAATGTGTTCTCAATCATATTACTGGACTAAAAGATTGTATTAATGTAGAAGGTATTGCTCCAGATCAATGTCAAGCTCATGATGATTGTCGAGATAAAGGTGCTTATGTGTGTCGTGATGGGAATTGTGTGTGGGATCCAAATACACGGCAACCAAATGAATGTTATCCTGGGATAGACACAAGAAAATGTCAATTAGATCGCGAGTGGCGTATTTGTGCAATTGTTAATGGCGAACATAAATGCATTACAATCATTTCTCAAAATTCTCCCGGAGGAGTTTCTTGCACTTATGATTCAGAATGTGTTCCTAGAACTCGTAAAGTTTGTCGTAATAATTTATGTGTTGAAGAAATTGGCGCAGGTCCAGATGAATGTAATACATTAGGAGAAGATACTTTGTGTGCTGCTCCAATTATTATCCCTACTGCCCAATGTTCTCTTCATACAATATGTGAAAAAGATTTTGGAAATGTTACTTTAGCTTGGAATACATATTTTTCTGGAATTGGTATGAAAGATATCAAATTTTATTACAAAGTGGGAAATAATCCAATCTATACTTATTGGAGAAGTGTTACCGAACGTAATGGAACAATTACATTTACAGAACAACCGTGTTGTACCAGTCCATTAACATTTAAAATGATTGCAACTGGTATTGATAATATTACAAAGACTACTTGCACGTCGAGCACATACCCTAGGCTCGTTTCACCACGAATTAATATAAGCTTCAGCTGCCCTAATATAATGATTACTGTGAGTGGCATACAGAGTGCAGAAGTGCTTGGCTATGAATTATATTGGAAAGAAGTTTTAGAAGGTCAAACTGCTGATAATGTTGAATGGACTTTAATTGAGAATATAAATTCTACTCAAGAACAAAAATTGTATGATAAAGCATTTTGGGATTCTACATACAAACTTATTTTGAAACAAAATCCTTATTGTTGGGATGCTCCATTTGCTACAATTACATACATATATCCATACGTTAATGCTTATTCTACTTTTTATGCAAAATTAGTTTATAAAAAATCATGTTATACTGATAATATTCAAACAAGTACAGAAATTGGTTGTTGTCCTAAAGCAAAATTAATTGAAGTTCCTATCGAGACAGAAATTTGTCAAAAAACTAGACGAGAAAATTTTACAATTGAAAATGGTCAAACAATTGTTGATACTGGTGGGGAACTCAAATCATTAACAGGAACATTAGCTCAAAATTATTTGATGTTTTTAAATACAGGATGTAATTGTCAAGAAGGTGAATATTATGATAATAAATTTTTTCATACTGAAACTATAAAGAAAATCAATATTATTACAAATGATTTTCAAGATTACAATAGAAAACCTTTGATTGACATTGCTCGAGAAATTGTGGAATATTGTTTTCAGTATAAACGCACTGTTCAATTCGATATTTGGATTCTTCGTTTACAAAATATTTGTGATCCAGATAATCCGATATTTACAATGACATCAATTGCAGGGACAGATATTGAATTCATCAGGAATGAATGGGATGTTGAATGGCAAATCAAATATATTCCTCCGGAAACTGAAATTATTAGGAATAAATTAAATAATTATCGAGTAGATATATGGACATATATTGATATAGCAGAAGGTACAACTGAACTCAATAAAATTACAAATATATTTTTAGATAGAAATGGTCCAACTTTAATTGAACCAGGAAATACTTCTAAACAAGTGATCTATGATACTATTAAAAATCAAAATATTGAATTATTTGTAAATACTTCAAATTTCTGGAATGATTGCAATACTACAAAAATCTATGATTCATCTTCATTTTCATTAACATCAGCATTTGCAATAAAAACAAATCATCCAAATGTAACTTGGGCTCCTGAAAACACATATGAATTTGATTGTGCATCAACTGATGAATTATCTTATCCATTAATTGATATAAATAAAATAACTTATCATTTTTTAGATGATAATCTCACAGCATTTCCAATAGATACAACTAAAAAATATAAAGTTTCATTTATTTTAGAATTAAGTATTGGCATGAAAGATAAATGGGAATCCATTGTAAATAATATTAATGCATTTATTCAAATGATGAATCTTGCCAATGTTGATGTTAGCTATAATATTTCAATATTACATAATATTTCCAATGAAGAAAATTCTATTGGATATGACATATTAGGCATTCAAAGTTTTTACGACACGAATGATGGATTATTCACTAAAAATGGTAAATATATTATGGATCAAATCAGAACATATAAATTTTTCTCACAATCTTTTGAAAATATTGCATTGTGGAATTGCATGAGAGATATCCATAAAACAAGAATATATAATGAAAAATCTACAATAAATGATATTGAAATTTATGTTCCTATTATTGATTGTAAAAATTTTGTAAATTATGATGGAGCTCAAAGTGAAGTTACCAGTTATTATACAGTGTTCCCAATTAATACTGGAATTTCAAGTAATTATCCTCCTGAAAAATATATGAAAGAATCATTAATGAGATTAGAACAAGAATTACATGATTTAATGGCATATTCAAAATTTAATATGCGTATTGAATATCTTTATAATGGAGGAGAAGCAATTCCTGAGAGAACTCAAATAAATTTAGCTGAAAGTGGCATTCAATTCCATTACGCACAATTAAATCAATGGAGTTCTTTAGTTCAATTTGATCCCAAAAATCCACATTTTGTAACGGATCCACATTATTATGCAATTCATGATTTTTTTGATTCATGGTGGCACGCAAGAATAAAAATCAAATATTTAAGTGGACATGAAAATATTTATAAGAATGTGAAATTTGTGCCTAATTGGTTGACAAAAGCATTTAAGTTAGGGAAAATTTAAATACAGAATCTGAATATTCATTTCTTTTTTTTCTTACGAATATTAGGAAATAATGTTTCAACTCTGACATTTTCTTCTGCAATAATTACTGCTCTGTTTTGTTTTCTATATTTTATAGTAGCAATTCTTGCTCTTAATTTCGTAGCGTGGGTACTTACTTTCATGATCAAATCTCCTATTTAAAAATGGATTTCTTAATTCTTTTAAGAAATTTTAATCTAGCTAGGGATTCATTTGAATTTCTCTAAAACTTTCATCTTGGCTTTTTCTTTTTCTAGAAATTTTCCAGCAGCTGCATATTCATCTTGCAAATCAAATAAATAGGTAGTAACTTCTTTTAATATCGGTCCTGGTTTAACATTCAATAATTCCATGATTTCATTACCATTCAAAATTGGTTTGCGTTCAATTTTTACAGGAGCTTCACGAATTTCTTTAATTCGTTTTCTTAATTCAGGGACTCTATTTTCAACAGGTAATGAACCTAATGCATCTGCTTCTCCTAAATCTAATAATGCATCAATCATTTCATCGCCTATATCTCTTATAAATTTTCTCAATGCTTTATCGCTTGCATCATACAAATCGTGAACTCTCATATGATTTTTAACTAAAGTAATTACATGTTCAATTGTTTTTCTATCGAATTTCAATCTATACAAGATGGCTTCTGCTATATCGGCAGAAATTTCTTCATGTCCATAAAAATGAATTCCATCTTCAAGAATTTGTTGTGATTGAGGCTTTCCAACATCATGTAATAATGCTGCTAATTGTCCTTCGATTGTTTTCGGAGCATTTTGAAGAACAAGTAAAGTATGACGAAAAGTATCCCCTTCAGCATGGTGCTTCAGAGGTTGTTCAACTCCAATCATGACTTGAACTTCAGGAAGAATATATTTGAGTAATCCAACAACTTTCATCATTTTAATTGCCTTATGCAATTTACCTATTTTCATTAATTTTTCAAGTTCTCCCATTATACGTTCGGCAGAAACAATTTCAATTCGCTGAGCATTTTTCTTTATGATTTTTAAAATTGAAAATGGGACTTGCCAATTATATTTTGCAGAAAATCGTAGACATCTTACCATTCTTATCGGATCATCACAAAATATCTTATTCAGATCCACGTTTGGATTTCCACGTAGAATTCCTTGTTTGATATCACTGATGCTAGTTCCTACGAGATCAACAAATTCTCCTGTAGATAAATCTTTTAACAACATATTTACCACAAAATCACGTCTTTCAATATCTTCTTTTAAAGAACCAAATTCTGTTTTTCTTTGTCTAGAATTTTTATCGGGAAACGTTTCCTTCATTGTATCTGCGAATTCTATAATCGCACCATTTGTGTGAAAAATATCTCTGTTATAAATAATATCATCCTTAAAAGTAATTTGCCAAATAGGATATCCTGCCCCCATTTGATGAGGTTGTGTTATAAAAGGATTTAATTTATCATGAAGAAATTTAGTTAATTTTTCGGCGCCATCTTTCATTTCAACAACGATATCTAAATCTTTCGATTCAACTCCAAGAATTTCGTCTCTTGTAAATCCTCCGACCGCATATGTTTTGTTCGCAAATATTGTTCCTGGTAATAACACTCTTAATAATTTTTCTACTTCTTTTTCTGCTGATGTGGCAAGTTTATATATCATTTGTGAAATCCTCATTTTGGAATCCTTTTAAATACAACACTCATAATCTGTTGTTCTGAAATACCAGAATGAATTTCTGCTTCCCATAAAATCAATAACGGAATATTTTTATTTTTTAAAATTTCGCCTTTTCTTTTGTCTCTATCAATATTTCTCAATTGAATTTTGTCAGGATCTTTAAATTTCAAAACATTTGGATTGCAATGCCAATAATCTCCATTGCATTCTATGGCTAAATTGTAATCTGGTAAATAGAAATCTATTAAAAATCTATTAATAGGATGATTTTGAATATATTTTACATTTAAACAATCTAAAAATTTTGCTGTTTTTTGTTCTATTAAGGTATTCTTTTTTTTACATTTTAATCCGAACATCGCCCACCGTTTTCGAACAATATCTTTTTCTTCTTCTGGTAAAAGATCCCAATTTTTCTTTTTTGTGGCAACACTTTTTTGAGATGATAATAAAATCTTTATATTATTTTCTTTAGTTTGTCCTCTACACCAACTAGGTTTTCCATACATTCCATTGGCTTTGCCGTTTAGTCCTTTTCTTTCTCCTGAATCAAATTGATCACTAATCGTCTTCGATATTTTTATTCCGGCATTCTTTACTCTTTCACAATTTTTTGTTGTCAGTCCTCTGTTTGGTCCGATTTTTCCGTACATTCCATTATTTTCACCAATGTTATTTCTGCTCCTTAAATTTTTTTCTTGATCTTTTGTATGTCTGAATTTCCTGCGTTTTATTTTATTCCATATAGAACTAACTGGACGATTTAAAATCTTAGCGATTTCTACACTCCCTAATCCTTTAACACAATAAAGATCTTTGACTTGAAACTCTTCATCTTTTGTCCAATTTTTGTATGTGATATTCATTCTTTATACCATTCTTCCGAATTTTGCAATTTATGTTGTTCATCAAATATTTCTTGTAAAGTTTTATCTTCATCTACACCTTGTTGAGTTCTAATCATTCCTTCTCCTGGACCATATTTTTTACACATCTTAATAAATTGTGAAAGTTTGCTTCCTGATAAAATTGCGCCAAATCTTAGAACATCATTTTTATTTGATTCAGTAGTTTCTATTACATTATTACCTTTAAGTCCCCAAGTATGCTGATGCCAACCATTTTTTATATTTTGAGCATATCCAATTACAATAGCATCAATTTTTTTCTGTTTGTATAAATTCGCTACATTCCAATGACACTCAGCTTCTACGCCTTTGATAAAAACAGGGCGTCGATTATAGATTTTACCATGAGATAAAATGAATTCACAATCTGGATCATTAATTAATTGGTGAAATGCAAATGAACCAAAATCTGCATTACCTTTTTGGGGAATGTTCATCAAATAGAATCTTAATTTTGAAATTGCATCATCTGCAGTTTCTCTTATTTTATTTGCAATCATTTTTAATTTATTTTCTTTCTCTTTATCCCTATCACTAAGATGTAATTCTATTCCGTATTTTTTACATTCATTATAAAAATTTTCAGCCAATTTTGCTCTTATTCCATCCGATTCTAATGTAGATAAAGAGAAATCTTTAATGCCTTTATTTTTTAAATAAATTACCGTATATCTAATAAGATCTTTTGAAATCCCACGACCTCTATATTGTGCATCAATCGAAATATATGATAAAGCCCAATATTTTCTATCGTATCCATAAATTCCAAAATTAGAAATCCCGATTATTTTATCGCCATCCATAGCAAGTATTAACATTGTATTTGGATTATGATCAAAAATTGTTTTTGAAAATGGAATCCTTTGCGATAAATCTTTAAAAACTTTTGAAGAAAGAGAAGTTTTCAATAAAGTTTCTTGCGAAAGTATTTTATACGTAATCATGATAAAAAAAATTTTAACTTTATTTATGGATTCTCCCACAAGAAAACCTACGGGCTTGTCCCGTAGGAGGAATTGGTCTAAAATGAAAAAATTATTCTCAATGAAGTTGACCGAGATTTAAACGCAGCTATGAATATTTTGAGATTGGGGACACAATCTCTGAAGCCATCAGCCTTGTGCTGATGAAGTGTTCACTGATATTTAAGATTTTGCTTTACAAATAAAAGAAAACAAGGTATATTAATGCAATTGGCATAAGGACTTCCTAAAAATACATTGGATAATTAGTCCTCGCTATAAAAAAGGCATAGAGAGTTCCTATATAATAACATTTATATTTTACTCTCCGCCTTTTTATTTTTAAAAGGAGAAATTTTATGAAAATGGAATCAATAGTAAAATTATTCAGAGCAGTACCAATTAAAAATATGGGTAAACACAAAAATTGTTCTAAAGATCTATTATCAAAAACGATTAAAAATGATTTCATTTTTTCTCCTGAAGTCATTGCTAATTATTCAACCAAAGAATTAGAAACATTAATTAAAATAGTTGAAAAAGAAATTGGTTTGACAGCAGAACAAATGAACAATTCTTTTCATAAATCGTGGGAAAAAATTAAAAATGCAAGTGATAAACAATTATTCATAGAACAAATAATTCATTATATGACCACTTATGGTTTCGAATCTATCGGAATTTATAATTCCGATACTGTCTATATTCCAACAGAAAAATTAAAAATACCCTCTATTAAAGAAGATAAAATTATTCTTGTTGTTATTAAAGGATATACAAAAAAAGAAATAAAAACTAAATTATTGGAACTTCTTCAATCCGGAATTGCTTTAAAGGAAGAAACAATCAATGATGTAATAGAAATAGCTAATTTTGTTGGTATAGAAGGATCGGAAATCGAAAGTGTAAAAAATAAAGAAGTAAAAGTGATTCTTTATGATAAATTCGATAAATTTCCTATTGATCCAATAGAATTTTTAAGATTCTTAATATATAAATCTACAGGAAAAACTTTGATTATAAAAAATAAAGAAGTGATAGAAGAAATTAAAAATAAAAAATTTGATGCGTCCAATCTTTTACACAAATATGCTCAATTTGGTGGATTACAGAGACTTGCACAAATTTTTTACAGATTTAAACCTCTATTTTTAGCATTTCGTAGTGATCCTGCTGTGAAAAAATACGTGAATAAAATTCGAAAACTTGCTGTCAAACATCACAAACCAATGGCAAGTGATTATCTTAATAATGTTACAGCAGAAATAAATAGCGGAGATATTATGTTTGATTATGATTATCTTGAAACAAAATTACAAGGTGCAAATATATTTCGCAAAATACGATTAGCATATGCCTTAAAATTCAGAACTAAAAAATGTAATTCGATTTCATATAGAATCCGTAATGGTAAATCATATGCTACGGATTTTGAATTCGATAAACAGAAATTGGCTAAAAAAGCATTAAAGATTGTCATCGAAAGTATAGCAAAAGATATTAAAGTATCTGGTAAAAAGATTTATATTCCGAAGAATTTTGTGTATGCTTTACCAACAACTGAAAAACAATTTATTGGGAATTTTCCTGCAGGAAGTTATGTAGAATTAGGAACCAATATTGTTTTAGGTGTTCATTGGCAAAATCTCGAAGATGCTCGAGTTGATTTAGATTTATCGTTGTTAAAAATCGGAAAGAAAATGGGATGGGATGCTGATTATACATTATTTTCCGGAGATATGACTGATGCACCTGCTCCACATGGAGCGTCAGAACTTTTTTATATGTCAAAAAGCAATCCACAAGATTGTTTAATGATGTTAAATTATTTCAATCAGCATGATGCTACTAAAACAGTTCCTTTTCAAATAGTAATTGCAAAAGAGCAAGTAAAAGATTTTGATAGAAATTACATGATTAATCCCAATAATGTAATATGTGTAGTAAATAGCGAAATTAATAAAAAACAAAAAATGTTAGGATTATTACAAATAACAGATAATCACAGCCGTTTTTATTTTTGTGAATCAAGTATTGGAAATTCAATAACATCACGTAATTCTAAAATGACTGATCATGGCAGAGAATGGATGTTGAATTATTATACGGAAACAATCAGTCTCAAAGAAGTCTTTGAAGAATCTGGAGCTATATTTGTAACTAATAAAGAAAAAGCAGATATTGATTTGTCTCCAGAAAAACTTGATAGAAATACACTCATTAATTTAATCACTAATCATTCAAAATGATATTCATAAAACAATTTTAAATGATTACCAATAAATCTAGCTTCGATTTTATCAAATTTTATTTTATAATCATCAGGATTTAAAGAATAATTTTTGTGGGGTTTAAGTTCACCTTCATCTAAATCTGGGGAATATTCAGGTTGCTCAATTAATTTATCCCATTTTGGGAGACATTCAATAATAAAATCATATTTCTCAGGATTTTCAAATATTTTAATAATTTCTTTTTTAGTAAGTTCTATATCCGAAGGATTAAACTGTTTTCTAAAATTATCATCATTTAAAAAATCTTTTAAATCTATGTGTGATTTAAATTTTACAGATCCTTCAAGAATATAATCAATATCTAATTCAACAATTCCAAACTCATCAGTATATGAAGGATCTTCTTTATACCAAGATAAATTGTGAGTTATTATTTTATTCTTTTTTAAATTATTTTGAAAATCAAAATAATATGCTTTTTTAATTAATGATGAAATTTTCATTCTAAAATATCCTTTGTCGTTTGAATCTGCTTAAAAGTTGTCAAAATATCTAATCTATCTTTCAAATTTTTTCCATACCTTTTTGGAGCATTTATTAATAAGTATAGTTCAAAAATATCTATACAATTCTTATCCTTTAAGATAATTTTGGGAATTCTAATATTCAATAATTGAATTGGATTTATTGTAGTTCCATTAAATATCAATTGTGCTTTACTATCATTTTCAATTGTTAGTGTATTCACATAATTATTAATCAAAGTAGTTCTTTTGGTTTGAGTGTCTCTATATCTATCAAAATAAACCGAACCAGTTGTAACTCCTGCAAAAATATCTAAATTAACAATTGGATATTTTTGAAAGAAATTATTTCTATCATCAAATTCTTGTGTAAAACTTGAACTCAACCATTTATAATCCGAATCAATAAATAATTGATCACTTGAATTTAATAATGGTTCTGATTCAGGTGTAATTTTTGTTTGTCCAGCATATTTGAAATTTGTTAAATCTTCAGCAATTCCAATATCTTGATGTGCTTCCATTATAATTGTATCATAAATAGCTTTTCTTCGTCTTATAATTTCAATAGCTGTAATTTGTATATTACCAGAAATATTATTTATTGTTAAATTATGAGGAGTATTTGCTTCTAATCCGGATATTTTTGTTACTCCCACACTCGTCAATAGATTGTATGTATTCACAGTTGATACAATAGAACTTATTGAATAATCAAATATCCCACCTGTAGAATTTTTTACATATACAATTTCTACATCAGTAAATTCAAATTGGTTTGTTGTATCTGATGATATTATTGGTATAGGAATTATTAATTCAGAACTATTAGTCGCATTTATTAATTTTTTATCATCAGTAAATCCCCAATCTCCATCAATAATTCCTACTATAGTGCTATTTGTCGCAGGACATGTAATCATCGGAGTTTTACACCATATATCTCCGAATTTAGTAGTGGTAAAAAATTCTATAGGGGATGCTGTTGTATTTTTTACTTTAATTGCTAATGTTGGAGATGTGTACATTGTTGATACTAATATCGTACCATCTCCTATTAAATTGTAATCTGTTACTCCATTTGGTATGGCGGTCGAATACACTGCTTGGTAATCATATTGTTTTATAAAGGGTATATATCCAGTTTCTCCTGCATTTATCGCCATACGCTTCGAGTAAGCGTTGTTGCCGTTAATGGTAATTATTGCTCTATATAATAAATTAGAAGCTGTAATATTTTGAATACACAGATAATAAGTTTCTAAATCAGAATCTATAAATGAAAATTTTTGATCAGGTGAATAAACAGATTGCCATGCAGGATAAAATCTGCCATATTTCATATCTGTAGGAAAATTTGTTGACCAAGAGATTGTAGCAGAATCAAGGATTACAGGTTCATCAGTGCGAATATTATCTATGTAAATTGTATTCGCAGCATCTGCATTCACAATTGTTATAATAAATTGATCTATTACATCTTTATTTGTTGTGGTAACTCCAGAAATATCCCATTCAATTGTTTGCCAAGTATCTGCTGTTATAATGGTAGGAGTAGTATATTGTGTGATGGTTCCTCCTGAATCATGAATTCCAAATTTAATATTTGCCCCAGTTCGAGAAGTTCTTAGATCAATATAAATTTTTGAACATCCTGATAAATTTAATGGTGTAGAAAAAGATCGAGAAAAATTATATCCAACATAATTAATTCCTGCTTCATATTTTAATGCATATGATCCTCGAGTTTTTATGGAATTTTCCGAAATTGGTTTTGCTGCTACTTCACCTACATATCTAACAATAACAACTCCACTACCTCCATTTCTAACAGTATGACCGGTACCAGCACCTCCACCTCCACCTGTATTAGCAACACCGTTACTATTCGTACCTCCACCACCAACTCCTCCAGTACCAACTGTGTAAGCCCCAGTAGTTCCACCACCTCCACCACCAGCATAATAAACACTAGAACCAGTAATTGTATAAGCTGTACCAGCTCCGCCATTACCACCTACTCTCGTTGCGCCAGCACCACCCAAACCACTACGACCACCACCACCACCACCAGCTGAAGTTGTGGCGCCATCAGTAGTTCCATAACCTCCATTGCGACCTTGTGATCCAGTTCCCGGAACTCTATTTCCGACAACATATTCTCCAGCTCCACCACCACCACTTCCTCCATTGCGACCAGGAGAAGGATTTCCATCTCTTGATCCTCCACCACCTCCACCAATAGCAGTTAAAGAAAATGCAGTTGAATTCCCTCCATTCGTACCAGAAACGTTACTGCTTGCTGCTCCTGCTCCACCGCCTCCAACAACTATCGGATAATTTGTAGTTGGGGTAACAGTTACAGAAGTATTATAAACCGTTCCGCCAGCTCCACCACCGCCACCTCCATTTTGACCTGCTCCACCACCGCCAGCAACTATTAAAGTTTCTACACTAGTAATGCCAGGAGGTGGAACAAAAGTCCCACTAGAAGTAAATCTATGAATTACATATCCACCAGAATATGAAATTGTTCCTCCGGTTCCCTGAATATATGTATTTCCAGAATATACATCTTGTATTGCGCTATCCGAATCATATTCCATATCTTCAAGAGATACTGTTTCTTTAAAGGTTTCAATTACAAAAGATGTAATTGTCGGATCATAAGTTCTTAATGGTATCCCCATGAAACAATTAGTGCTTTGATTGAAAATATTAGGACCTGATTGTATAAGAGAATTTAAATTAAAATCAGATTTCCAAAAAATATTTGTTTTATCTAATGCTTTTTGATATTTTTCTTCAAATTTGAATTCCACTTTATCTATATTTAATTGATCTTTAAATTTTGAACCTAAATCAAGATCATCTGACACAACATTTTTTGAAGTAAATCCTATTTTATTAGCACTAATTTTTGTAAACATTATAGTCCTGTCATTAAAGAATTAAAAGACGGCATTGAACTCATATTTATTGGAACAGCTTGTACAATATTTGTAGTAGCTAAATCAGATGCAAATTTTCCAATATCTGAAGTTCCCATTTTAGAGGAAGGCATTAAATTTGCATTAGTAACTTCTTGAGAAATTAAATTATTTGCCTGAGGTGATAATAATTGATTTGCCTGAGATCCATAATTTTGAAACACAGCATTTCCAACTGATGAAGGATTTTGTTGCAAGGTATTACCAATAAAAGACCCCATATCACCATTTGAACCAGTTAGAAATTGATCTATGGTTTTTCCAGTCATTTCACCAGTTACACCTTCTCCTAATCCCCCAAATCCTCCTGTTCCTGATACTGCATTCGCAGCCATTCCTGTTAATCCGCTATCTGTAGTTAATCCATTAGTAGCTCCTTCTGTATATGCATTTAAAGCAGTGCTCGCTAATGATCCAGAATTTCCTCCACCAACAGCGTCAGCAGCCAATCCTGCCATTCCACCACCTCCCCCCATATAAGCTGTAGCTGCCATAGTTGCTAAATTTCCAATATTTCCTCCTCCAAATGCTGATGATAATCCATTTGTAGTTCCAGAATTTTGTTCTCCTCCCATAGCACCACCAATTGCTGCCCCTATTTGGGCACCTACAGGACCACCAATCATAAAGCCAGCAACCGTTCCAACAGTACTCATATTTAAACCAGTTGAACCTAATGCATCTTTTAAAGTCTTAAATAATCCACCACTTTTTTTTGGACTATTTAAAAAATTATTAAATCTGCTCATTGTGCCACCAACTCCACTACTACTGCCTCCAGTACCAATATATAATTGAATCACTTTTGCCCAAGTCAATAATTGTTGAGTTCTTTGTTTTCTAATTCCTCTTAATTTTTTCAACCGATCACTTTCCAAATTAAATGTGTTGATATAAAATCTTGTTTGTCTTCTTTTTTCTTGTTTTTCTTCTTGAGCATATCTCATATATCTGAATAAATCATCAATTTCTGAAATTCTTTTATTTTCAGAAGGCGTCATCGTTTCATATAATGTATCAAATGCTGTCAACCATGTAGTTCTGGCTGATTCTTCCGATTCAAATTGTTTTACAAAAGAATCATTATTTTTTATTTGAGTAGCATTTTTACATTGCCATGCTTGCATATCAGCGATAATTGTATTAATAGTAGAAATAATTTGAGATTTAATGCCATCAGGGAGAACTATTAACCAAGCTTCAAATTCATCACTGATTTCATTTGATTCTTTTACAGCAACAATTTCATCTCCTTGACGAGTTTCAAGTTTATACCATTTTGGTTTTGGTACCTTTCTATATTTCAGAATTTTTTGAAATTCAGATTGTGAAAATGCACCATAATTTACGCTTGGCATATATAAAATTCCCAATTATTTACTGTCGACATCTCGTCCTCCTAATTACATTTTCCTTCAATTTCACTTATTCGATCTTGAACAAGTTTAGTTTGTTGAGCAGTTATAGCTAATGATTCTGCTGAAGTAACACCTTTAGCAGTTCCCCCATAAATTTTAAAAGATGTTTTCTTTTCGAGTGATTTCGTTATATCGACAACTATTTTTGCTAAAGGAGTTTGCAAATTTGCCATAGTCGAACTAATTTTTTCATAACTAATATTTAATGAATATGGATCAACACCAATTTCTTTAGCCAAATTCACAAATTCTACTTGACTTGTTGGAATTATTCTTCTTGCCACCATTAATCTTTTCAATGAATCTAAAGTCGCAATTTCTTTTGCTTGTTGCTGCTGTGTAGAATCAGTAACAGTAGCAGAAGTAGTAGTTACACTTTCAGGTGTTAGTGGAGTAATATATGAAGTATCTCTTCCTGGTTGCGGACTACTTTTAGCAACAAGATTTAATAATGCTTGTAATTCATCAGGTAATTCTTGAACTTGTTGAGTATTTTTATCTATATAGGCAGCAGTTTGATCTGCAGGAACTTGTGGAAAATCTGAACGTTCAGCAAGAAAACTCACTAACACACCATTATCATCAGTAGTAGTAATTGAAATTGGATCTTTAATAGGGATTACTTTTTTAGTAGCAGGATTTTCAGCTAATTTTTGAGATGCAGTTTTTACAGTTTTAGGATACTCACTAAGAAATCCATCAGATGCTGTTGCGGAATTCGTTGATACAGCATTAAAACCTTCAGAAGTTGCTTCTGCTGTGGCATCTTGTGGATCAATTAATTCTGGTTTATCGTCTAATTTTCTATTATCTAAAAGATTAAGAGCTGCTTGCGATTGTTTATCTTCAGGAATTATTCCACCAGTACCTACTCCAGAACCTTGCACATATTGAGCAGGAGAATATTGAGTTAAATCTTGTTCAGTATAATCAACTCTATTAATTTCTGCTTGAACTTTTTTTAAATTTACATAACGTCCTAAATATTGAGGATTGATAGAATTAAATGGATCTGAAAAATGTACTGCCAAAGCATGAATTTCATCAATATATCCTGAAGAAAAATTACAATCAGTAAAACAATTTGTAAGTTTTAAAAGAATATCTCCTAATTTTCCGAATATATCACAAGTCATTTTAATTGAAATACCAAGACTGGCTCCTACATTTTTTAAATCAGCTCCTAATCTAACCCCTATATCTAAACAATTTGCTACTTTTAATCCGGCATCAAGATTAATTCCACCATTAAAACCAACTCCCAATCCAATTCCCAATCCTCCACTTAATAAAGCTTTAAGAGCATTAATTGCATCAAAAATTCCTCCAAGTTCATTTTCGAGTTCGAGACAACATTCATTCATAGCAAATCCAAATCCTAAATCTTTCATTAATGAAGGAAGTTGAAGATTTTGCAAATCAATCGTGATAGGAGCTTCCCATCCTTTATCAAGTAAAAATCCACCATCAACACATGATTTTAAATCAAATCCCATTATCCCAACCTTGTTTTAATTTTTTCACCATTAAATGAAGAAAATTCAATTTCATCTACAATAAAAGTAAAACTCTCAAATTTTTTATCATCTACATATTTATCTGCTTCGCCTTTTTTCATGTATGCAATTGTGACATGTGGAATATATTCAGAGTAAGTATTTTCATTATCGAGATTATATTCAAGAAAATAGTGCATTTCTTCTAATTTTGGAGATTTTACTTCAATTTTTAGCACATCATAATCTTCTGATTTAAATATAGAAATTTTACCAAGTGTGACTTTAAATGGTTTTGGGAGATATTTTTGTATTAATTCAAAAGTTTTTTCTGATTTTTCATCTTTTATCCCATATAGTACAGTGCAATGAATTTCATTTTCTCTACCATATTTTTCTCCTTCAACATATAATTCTACATCAGGGATATTTCTGGCATAATCTAATATGTTAGAAGCTATATGTTTTGGAATATCAAATTGAGTACTTGAATAATTATATTTAATGCCTTCTTTAGCAATTTTGTTTAAATGTGCAATCAGTTTCATAATTCTCCTTTTTCATCCCATTCCTATATGTGCAACCGTATAAGCAAGATCAATAATATCATAATAAGCAAATCTTAAATCTTCGTAAGTAGTAATCTGATAACGATCACTTAACACTATTGAAGTTTTACTTCCGGTAATCATTTCTGTATAATCACCATCAACACGAAGATTCAAATTTCCTTTACAATACAAATTTAATGAATCACCATTTTGATTTGATCCAATTATTATTTCAGCGCCACCCAATAAAGTGCTGACCATTGATCTATCAGAATTATCTTTTCCTAATAATTGAACAACAGATCCTTCTGTGTTGAGGAATAAGGATTTTCCATCTGTTTTATCTTTACCATAAACAAATTCAGCATTCTTTTTATTTATTTGATAATTGGAACATGGTTCTAAATTTGGTGTAGTATTTCCTGGACCAGAAGTCATATACGGCCAAGCCATTAAAGATTCAAATGAATCCATTAATTGTGCCATTGAAGGAGGTGTTAATCCCACATTATTTCCATCATTAAATTTCTCAGTACGATCAGTTGTTGATATTCCTCCCGTACCCATTTGATAAGTACCACCAGACACAGATGCAACATCACCAAAATTTACTACACGAGCTCGGGCACCAGTATTTAAATCAAAAGATCCAAATTCCATTCCTCCCCCAAGACTAATATTCATACAAGGTAATTTAAATGCTGTTTGAAATGTATTTGGAATAGGTGTAATTTGTTCGGTTGCTACATCTCCCTCACCTCCACCGCCTCCACTACTTCCTGCTCCTCCACCTGCAGTTCCTCCAGATATAGATGAAGGTGAAATAGGACTAGGAGCAGAAACTGACGGAAATACAGATGAAGGCATGCCTATTGCTGCTACCGGACCATAATTATATGGGCCATTAAATGCAACATTATCTGCACCAAATTTTCCATCCATAGATTTATCTTTATCCATCATAGATTTCGTAACAGATTCACAATCAGTTAAAGAAGCAGGAGCATAACCAATCAATTCTTTTCTTCCTCCTGCTAAAGATTTAATTTCTGAACGAATTTCAGATCCTGTATCATCAGATTGATCATCTTTGGGATAACCTATAAATTGACGTATTTGCCCAGGAATATCTTGAACAATATTTCCATGAAGATCATTGTAATCCGTAGTAATTTCATCTTTATTATCTTTTGTATAATAAATTTCTTTTTTTCTCAAATAAGAACCAGCAGATTCATAAAATGGATCTTTCAATCTTTCTCCTGTATCATCTATAACATGTCCATTATGAATCTGAAATAATTCCGGACCTTCTCCTCCATCTGGATCCCAACGGAGATGCATATAGTGTTCGAAAAATGGGCGCAATTCGGATCCATCTTCGGAAGTTGTCCCTTTTCCAGGATAATAAACTATATTCTCATCACCATCAGCTCCTACACGTGTTTCTGCTTGTCTACGGACTTCACCAAAGTTTTCTACACCCCTTTCCACCCCGTCCATGAAAAGATTGTTAGGAAGTCTCCTCTGATGTCTAGCAGCGTATTGGCGATGTTCTTGATCATCACGAATATATTCTGTAAGCACAGTACCTGATTGATGATAGACACGACCCTGAGAAGTAACACCTGTGAAGCCATGAGCATTATTTCCAAATTCAATTTCGCCTTCCATGAGAGGTTTGAATAAAAAATTTCCTCGGTTCGCTTCATATCCGGCAGCATCACTAATTTGTTTATAATTTGGATTATGGTAACCAATAATATGTGCTTGACCGTCATTTGAAAACATTAACCATACAAGAGCACCAATTTCAGGCATTGTACGAATCCAAGAATTCGTCGAAAAAAATGGCCATCCAACCTGAATATCATTTCTTCTTCCCATTCCATCTGCAAAAACAACTTCTATGGTGGCAGCAACAGTATTTACAGAAATCACCTGAGCCAATCTCATCAATTGATGAGGAGCTTGATATTGTCCCATGTACGGCGGTTTGTAATCTATCATTAAAATCCCTCACTATATAAGAATGGATGTTTCCATTCAGTAAATTCACCATTACCCATATATGATCTACCATAATTTAATGTTAATGAAGTATCTAAACTTCCATTCCATGAAATTGTATGTGAAATATTAGAAATTAAAAATTGTTTTGCTCTAGCCCCAAGTAAAAAGGGACGATTAATCCCAATTTCAAAATTAGGTAATAAAGTAACATTCGCAGTTTTCATATTGGCTTTTTGCATTTCGTACATTGATTCTGCATATAGCTGTAATTTATCAGGTTCAGCTATATGTGGAAGAGATTTCTGATTATATCTTAAACCAAATCGTCTTAACATACCCATTTCTTCTGGACTAACTGCCCCCAATTCTACTTTGCCTTTAACTGGTTTTCCAACACCGAAAGATCCCGCTAGAGGTATCAATCCTTTATTTCCAATTTCTAAATTTGCGATTCCTTCATTATTTACAGGAGCACCAGTAATTCTTGTATGAGTAATTACATCAGCATCTGAATCAGTAATTGTATAATTATCAATACAATCTGATTCTTGTAATATTCCCCAATTTGGTTGAGTATTCCAATTTTTTGCTCCCCATTTATCTCCAAAATCCCAAGAATTTAAGGAATATAATTTTATTTCAAATACTAAATCACCTTTTGGAGTGCAATAAAATTCCATATCTGCTTGTTGTATTTTTTCATTTAAAAAATCAAGACGATTCTGAAATTCTGAATATAGCCCAATATCAGTTCTAGGATATAGCCCAATTATATCTCCACCTTTACCTTTTGGCATTAAGATCATAATTCGTTCATTAAACTTATTTCCTGGCCAATAATCTCCTCCCCATCGAGTACCCTTCCCCCATGTTTCAACATCGGTTTTTGAAAGACGCATATCAAATTTCTCTTGCCAAGAAGAAAGACTTTCATCTGGAGAAAATGCATGAAGATGAACTTCATATTCTCCAACTCCTCCTATTTCTTCTCCTTCTAAAGTTTGTTTAAATGGATCACTTGCTCCTCCAGTTCTTATAGGAGTATGTGATCCCGGAGATTGAAGAAATTGAGTCCCATTAATCATAGCAATAATTACTTGTGGTAAAGTCAATCCTTTAAATTTTGTAGTATAAGCTCCAGGATCTCCAATATCTTTTTGCAGAGCATCAACTCGATCTTTGATTAATGCAATATCAACACCAGTATTTGTAGCCATCCTAGAATTTCTCATAATTTTACGAGAATCAGAAATCGATATTGCAATAGTAGAATTCATATCTGCATCTTCTGAATCAGTAACATTATCTACAAATCCGGTAAATCCAAACATCCAAATTTTTTCATCATTTTGAATATTTCCAATATAGGGATCTTTTAAAAAAATTCTTACAGGATCATTTGTGTCAATACAACAATCACCTGCTCGAAGTGGCCACATTTTATCACTACTTTGATATGATTGTTTATTTTCATACATTGCTTTTTTAAGAGCTTCGCCAGTTTCAAGCACTTTATTATCTCTTTTTGCAATATGATCTTTTGCTCCAGTTCCTGTAGGATCTGATTTAGTATTTTTCCCAGTTCCTGATAAACGATAATCATTCCATGTGCCTGAAGGTATATTTTTTTCAGTATAATTAAGAATCAATTCCGGATTAACTAAAGTAGGTATATTTTTTTCAGTATAATTAAGAATCAATTCCGGATTAACTAAAGTCACAGAAGCTGATGAAGGTTGACCTAAATTATTATGATTGATAGAGATTGATTCAACAAGATCAGCAAAATCCACACCATTGATATAAACAGCATAATCTGGAAACATATACCATATTTTCCCACCAGTGGTAATAGTAGATTTTCTAAAAGTTTGATCTGTAGATTTTGTTTTACGTTCTTTTGTTTCAGCACTCCCTCTCCAATCGCCTTCGAACTGTAAAAAATGTTTTTTAAGTGTATCATTTGACATTGTTATTTACTCGTATTAGTTGATCCTGTTTTAATTAAATTGAAATAATCAATTAGATCTGGTTCAGAATAATATACTTTAAAATTGAAATTGAATTCTTTATGAAAAGGATCTTCAGCATCATCTGAAAATGTTAATCCTGTTTCGAAATGTCCCCAAAATCTTATTGGTTCTCGAAAAGTTGCGCTATTATAAATAATATAAAAAAGATTTTCTTTTCCATCATCTTGATAATTTTTTTCTTTTGATAATGCTAATAATTGAAAAAACATTTGTAATTTTTCTTTTGGGGCAGCACTTCCTTGTATAGTTGCTCCTGCAATAACTGTTTTAGATTTATCTGGGTAAGCATATTCTGCATCGGCAACTTTATGAGGATCAAATAAATTCCCTGTATCACCAACAACAGTTAATGTAAATATATCATTTGAATAAAAATTTTTATCTCTCCAAAACATGAACGCTGTTCCACCACGAACTTTTCTTTCACCAATTCGTTTAGGAGCATCAAATTGAACATTTTTGAAATTTACAATTAAACCAATTTCGCCAATTGTTGATTGTTCGCAACCAATTTTCATTTTTTCTCTTTCACCAATTGTATCATAAATTTTTGCCATATTTAAATTCCTTTATTGCATCTTCTGACGTTCATTATCTCTTATACCTTTAGATACCTCAGGAGTAACTGCTTTTCTGAAATCTTTTATTCTTACTAATAAATCACCAGTTGCTTCATCTAATTTTGTTATTGTTGCATCAGCATATGGTTTTACTTTTTGAGCAAGAGTCGCAGTCCCGCTTTTAGTATAATCTAGAGCTTCATTACCATATCCTTTTGCTTTATTATAAAAATTCCCAACTGCATCATAAGCTGTTTGAGGTTTTGGTAAAAAATCTTCAATATTATTAAATAATTCTTTTCCTGTAGTTTTTCCTGTATCAATTAAATTAGATCCTAAATCTGTAAGATCTTTTAATCCTTGTTTTGGATCTTTCAAATAATTATAAGCATTTTCTAGATCTAATTTTGCTCCTGCGGGATTTGATATATATTTAATAAATTGATTTAAAGCAACTACCAATTTATCAAAAGTTTCTTTTATTTTATCCCAACCAATTCCGGCAAGTGAAGCAATCGGTCCAGTAAAATTTTTAAACATTTCCATCATATTTGGTGAGATTCCCATTTTAGACATTAATTCTTTTGTATCAGGTAACATTTCTTTTATTTTGGATTTTAATACTTCTGCACCTTCTGTTAATGTATTTTTAGTTTTTTGAATTTTACTTACATCTCCTTCAGATTCCATTCGAGCGATAGATTCTTGTTGAGCTTTTTCGATTGCTGCTTTTTGTTGTTCCGGAAATATATCTGGAGTTGTTAATATTACTCCTTTTTTTAATTGTTTTAAACGATCTTTGTGAAGTTTTATTAAATCTTCTTTTGTTTTAATTCCCTTTTCTCCACCGCCTTCAACTTTTTCCCCCTTTTTCAATTTTTCTAAATCGGTTTTAAATTCATCTTCCCATTTTTTAATATATTTATCATTTATTTCCTTTTTCTGATCAAAATATCCTTTAAATAATTCATTGATTGCATCATCAGAAATTCCAGATTTTTTTAATTCTGAAATTTGTGGACCTAAATCTGCATCAGCATCTTTTATATTTTCATTAATTGTTTTAATAGCTTCAAGTCTTTTATGTAAAATTTTATTTTCTTTAGTTCTTTGTTCCTTGTATCCCGCAGCCATCTTATCAATATCTTCTTGGAATCTTTTATATATTTCTGGATCCATACCAGTTTCTTTAGCAAATTTTTCTAAATATTTCGAAGCATCATCTAATTCTTTTAATTTATCACTAAACATTTGAATTCTTTTAGACATTTTCTGAGTATCCATTGGTTCAGTATCAACTGTTTTTGCTCTTTCTAATTCTGATTTATAATCTTGAGCAAAAGCTTCTCCCATTTTTGCTTCTTTCCCTAATCCCAATCTTCTTCTGAGAATATCTTCTTTATCAGTATCTTGTTCTCTATTTCCTAAAACTTTATCAAAGAATTTTTTTCCTAAATGAAATTTCTTTTCAATCCATGATCCAATTTTAAGTGCTGCTACTCCTGTAAGAAGCACTGCTAATGTTGGGAGTATAAAAGGAGTAATTGTTGCCAATATTCCAGCGCCACCTAATCCTCCCGATATTGCAGAAATCCCAGTATTTCTACTAATTGTTTCTAATACTGTTAATTGTTCATCTGCCATTCCAAGTTCGCTTTTAGCATAAGCTAATTGAGGATCCATTCCACTTTCTAAATCTCCTGCAAGAGTTTCTCTCCATTTGTCTATATTAGGATCTAAACTTTTAGCAACTCCTGGTAATGCCCATTTTATAAATTTTCCTACAATAGGAAGATTTACAAGTCCTTTTCCAAGAAAATCTCCAGTCTTCTGTCCAACTTTCCCTCCGTAATATCCTCCAATGGAGGCACCCAATGCTTTTCCTGTAAATTTTTCAAATTCTGCAAGCATTTTTTGTGAATTTTTAATATATTCTTCTGCTTGTTCTTTTGTCATCCCAGGATATTCTTTTGTAAATTCTTCTGCAGACATTTTAGAAAGTTGTTCTAATTGTTTTTTTTCTCCGCCTTCTGCTATTTTTTTTCCTAAAGGCTTAAGGAAATCCTCTATTTTATTAGTTCCCATCCATCCGCCAACTACCCCAAGTGTTCTTCCTGTCCATTTTCCAACTTTTCCGCCCAATCCAATTTCTTCAGTTCTTTCTTTAAATAAGGCAATCTGATCTTTTAAATTTCTAACACCTTCATTTATATTTTCGATACCACCTTCTAATTGAGCATTCGTTCCTTCTCCTATGATACCTTCTCCTCCCTTTTTCCCGCCCAACATTCTTTTTGCACCTTTATATCCTAAATATCCAGCTCCAACTCCTAACAACATTTCCTTATTTTCTATGACCCATTTCCCAACTTTTTTCATTCCTTCTTTCAGGGGATCTGTCATTTTGCCAGATTCAATGGTTTTCTTAAATGAATCAAAATCCATTCCAGTTAATTTTTCAATATTTTCTTTTAGAAGTGGTAATTGTTCTGCGGAATCTGTAATAGATGCACCAAAATCTTGTAATGCTTTACCATAATCTCTAGCACCTAATTCACTAAGTGCCAAATCCATTCCCCGGATAAGATTTTCAACAGATGATCTTTGTTGTTTTGTTAATGCTTGAGCATTATTTGTGTTTAATTTCAATGCTTTTGCTTGATCTTGCAATTCTTCTGTTGTTGTACCAGTTTGTTCACTTAAAGCAGCAAACATTTCTTCTAGAGTACCACCACTAATTCCAATATTAGCTATTAATTTTTGTTGTTCTAAAGATTGAGCCCCCATGGTTTTTGCTAATTCCATCCATATACCAGCAATATCTTCTCCTCCTGATTGTTCAGCCAATCTTTTTATTACTTTAAATTGACTTTCAGCAAGTTTACGCATACCTGAAGGAAATTTAGTAAAATCTTTCATGCTATTTTTAATTGTTAAAGCAAATGCAGACATATCAATTTTATCTCTTTTACCTGCTTTAATCTCTTGCATTTGTTTTACGGCTTCTGCTGCCATAGGTCCTAAATGTCCGAATTGTCGCACCACCTTTTTTTCTTCATCATCTAATTTTTCACCTCTGCGTTTTTTCTTTAAGACAGCATCAATTTTCTCCATTTGTTTCAGAACTTCTTTATCATTAAAAAATTCTTGTGACACTAACAATTTAGCACCATCACTCATTTCTTCGACGCCTTTTTCCCAAGTCCCCATTAATCTAGCTATATTTTTATCAGCAATTCCTAATTCTTTTTTCATTGCTGCGCCGAATTTCATTCCAAATTCAGTAGCTGCTTCAACATTTCCACCAAGTGCATCAAAATCTGATGTTAATCCAACAATCATATCCCTAAAATTCTGAGTGGACATTGTGGAATATTTTGCTCCAGATGAAAACATAGAAATTTGATCTAAGACTTTACTAAGATCTGATTCATTTTGAACATTAGCTAATTGATATGCCCATTGAGATACTTGATCAGCATTTTCACCAATATTTTGTGATAAAATAGAAACTTCTTTCTGAAATTGACGCACATAAGCTACTTGATCACCACCAATCATTTGAATCATACCAAGTTTTGAAACATCATCATTTATTTTAGCAAGTGTATCTTCACTGACATTAAATTGATAATTTAATCTTTTTGAATAAGAGATTGAATCTTCCATCCCTTTATTAGCAGCTAAAATTGCATCTCTTGTTAATAAATTTGCATCAAGAGAACCATCTGTTTGTTTTTTAATTTCTGTTAAAGTTTTAGCTTGTTGAACATATCTTTTTTGAGTCCATGTTGCATACAATAATGAAGCTGCTACTAATGGAGTTATTGTAGAAAGAACTTTGCTTGATTTGCTAATTGCTGTCCAAAAATCCATTCCAATATCAGCCATATGAAGAAATTTGGAATTAATAAACCCAACAGAATCATTAATAAGATCTAATTGTTTAAATCCCATGTTAAGAATGCCATTTTGTTTTTCAAATTCTTTATTACTTCTATCAATTGCTTCTGCTCGTTTCTTTAAAAATTCATTTCCTTTTTTAAATTCTTCAGTAGTTTCTTTAGTTGTCTTATTAAACCATTTCAAAGGATTTATTAAATCAAGCCAAGTTCTTTTTTGTTTCTGAACGATTTTTTCTTGAGTCACCAATGCTGTCGTTCCTTCGAGTTGATGTTGAACTGAACGATCCAAAACCATCAATTGACTTGTATTTACATCAAGAATATTATTCAATGCTTTTAACATGTCTTCATAATATTCATTACGATCTTCTACAAAAGTAGTTTTTTTCCGTTCGCTTTTTAAATCTTCTTTTTGAAACCTATTTTCTTCCAATATTTCTTTAGGATCGGATTCTTCTTCTGCAAATCTAGAAGTATAAATTCCACTTTTTCTTTTTCTAAAAACATCAGATTTTCCAGAATGAATTCCTTCAACATTTAAATTTTCAATAATTGATTCATAATCTTCAGCAATCGCTCTTTGATACACTTTCCCGGGATCTTGAATTTTTCCAGCATTGATTTTAGTTGCTCTAGTTTCAGCAAGTTTGCCCCATTTAGATTTTTTAATATTTAAATCTTTTGCTAATTTTTCTTCGAACTTGGACATTTTTTTAATGAAGTTCTCATTAATTTTTGGATTGAATTCAATTTGATTAATTTTGCGTTCTAGTTCTTTTGCGAATTCAGCAATTGATTTTTTAACAGCAGGAGTAGTAAAATTGACTTCTATAGAAAATTTTTTACCAAGTTGTTTAGATAATAATGCTTGAAATTTTTTTAAATCTTTGCCAAGATTGGCATCATCTATTTGAAGTTTTATATTCCCTGTATATCCATACTCTGGCATGAAATCTCCTTGCTAAAATTATAAAGTAATTTTACAGCCAGATTAGATATTTTTACGAATTTTGATTAATAGAGATTTTATCGTTCCATTCATCAATAACGTAATTCACTGTGCTAGCATATTCGGGATTAGAATCAATCAATTGAAGTTCTATATCTACATCATCTAAATTTTTAATTGATCCATCAAGATATTTAGTATATGGGTTTGTTTGTTGCGCAATTTTTCTAAGAAGAATTATACATTTTTCAAAATTTACCATAATTTTATCTTTGGAGCCTTTGGTAATTTAGGTATTTTTTTCATAACTCTAATTTTAGGAATTTTCTTCATCTTTAACATTTTTGGCATTTTAGGAATGCGTCTTTTGCTGCGAGCAGCCCACATTATTCACTCCTTTTTTCCTCTTCAGTTGCTAATCCTAATATTTTGCTTGCTGCATGAATTCCAGAAGAATATACTGAAGGTATAAGAGCAGGAAAATGCGCAGCACCAGCTACCAATAATGCAGTAGTAACTAAAGAAATTCCTACATTTTTCATGGCTTGAGTTTTTTGAGGATTATTTTTAGCCCAATCGCTTAATGTATTTTTAAATGATTTCCATTTATTTGGATTTTTAGTAAATTCATCTTTTATTTTTTTGGTAGTTTGATAATGTTTTTCAGGGTTTTTTAGACCTATAGTATCAGCTATCTCATTAAATTTAGTCATCTCACCATTTTTATTAGATTGAGATGGACGTTGAGTAGATTCGGAGGATTGTGTTTCTGATTGTTGTTTTGGTTTTACAAATTTAGGTTTAATTTCAGTATTAGGATGTAATTTTTTATATGTTTCCCATTCATGTTTAGTCCATAGTTTTTCATTATTAGTATTAGTAGGAGCAACATAATCTGATGCTAAACGAATAAATTTTGAAGCTTGAATTAGATTATTCATTATCCATGCCATGCGCCAATATTAAAAGTCCAGCAACTCCAGCAGTCACACCTACTGTTTTTACTAATTTTTTCCACAAAGGAGTTTTGGTAATTCGTGTATTTTTAGCCTTCCATTCTTCCCATTTTTTAGGATCTGCTTTTAATGCTTTAAAAGTATCTTTAACTTCTTGATGTTCCATTAAACGAGCTACTGAATTTTTAACATTATCTTTGCTATATCCAGAACCTATTTCTTCAGTGTACTTCCCTTTACTGCGATATTCACCTCCATAATTTCCAACTTCTGAAGGACTCAGCTCAATATCTTCATTTGAATGTTGAGGAGATTTTTTAGGCGAAGTTGTTTCTTGTTCAGATGTAGAAGTATCTTGTTTTACAAATCGTGGTTTAATCTTTGTGTCTGGATGTTGTTTCTTATACGTTTCCCATTCGTTTTTAGTCCATAATTTATCTTCAGCCATTTTTAACAATGATGATATTTTCATCTATTCATCCTTTCGTCTAATATATCTTTAGATTTTTGAATTTTTCTTTTCGTATTACCATTTTCGTCTTCTTCTTTATTATAAGATGCATCATTACCAATATTTTCATTTAAAAAATCATTGTTAATGATTTCATTCATATATTCGCCATCAACATCTGCAGGATCATATGTTTCATCATTTTTATCATTTTCATCATTTTTATCATTTTCATCATTTTCTGTAGAAGGATTTTCAGTATCAGAATCGTCTGTATTCGGATCGCCATCATTATCAACATTTTCATTATTAAGAATATCATTAATTTCTTTATCATAATCTATAGAAACAGCATCAGTCTTGATTTCTTCTGGAGAAGTTTCAGTTTTATCAGTTTCTTTTTCATTTAACGCATCTTCAAATAAAGAATTTATATCAAAATCTTCATCTTTTTCAGTAGAATTTTCTGTTGGAACATCAGTTTCAGTGGAATTTTCATTTGACACATTTTTCTGAGTTTTAATCTCATCCATCTGACTTTTCAATCCATTTAATGTCTGTAATATAGTGTCTAATTGTTTTTGAATATCATCGTCCGATCCATTAGTCTTAGATTTTAAACTATTTGCTTCATCAATTTTATTTTCAAGATTCTTTTTGAATTCCTTAGTGTTATCTTTTTCACCATCTTTTAATTTTTCATAATCTTCAGGATCCCCCAACCCATATTCATCTTCTTGTTTTTCAGATTCTTGAGCAATCTTATTATTTAAAAATAATTTAATATATTCTTTTTTAGATTTTTCTGCAAAATAACTATCTAGCAATCTTTCTTCTCCTAAAAGAAATCTATCGTGTAACACATTTTTTGCATACAGAAAAGTAAAATCTGGATTTTTTGAAATAATTGGTTCGCCCATTGGAAATTTTCCGCAAACATTTAATGCATACAAATACGATAATTTAGCATTTTTTGCAATCGCAAATTCTGCTTTAGGGACTCTTTTATGATTCTTCTTTGCGTATAAATAAAAACATTCTGCAAATCCATAAAGCCATTCTGGATCTCTTGATTTCTTTCCTACGATTTCATCCCATTGAATTTCTAATTCTTTGTCATTATTTTTTAATATTTCTTCTAAAAGAAATGGGATTTCAGGACAAAAATGATGGGTTTTAAGCAATTTAAAATATTTTTCAATATTTCCTTCATCTGCTGCTGCTGTCTTCTCTTCTGGTTTTTTATCTACTTTTTCTTCAATTTTTTCATCCATTTGTTGTTCTGTCTCCTGGTTTTCTTCTTCCATTCCTTCATTCAATCCTTCAGTTATTTTTTTCAGAATGGATTTTCGATTTTTCATAATATATTTGCCAACATTTTCAACATCTTCATCAGACACTTTAGAAGGAATCATATATTTAATTTTGGCTTTTGCGAATATCACAGCAATTAATCTTCTAAACCATCTTCCTTCTCCATTAATCCCATCTAAATATTTTTTTACAATATTTCTTTCAGGTTGTTTTAAATCCGTAGTATCATCAATAGTTTCATTAATAAAAGAAATCACTTCTTCTTCATTTCCTCTCAAAAATGCTTCACTAATTCTTTTAAAATTACTAATACTCAAAAGACGATTTTTCATTGTTTTAATTATTTCATCATATCTTTCAGGTTCTAAACCATCTTTTTCAACTTTATCTTTGAAATTTTCTGTGAGAGCGTCACAAAACTCATGAGTGAAACTAATTACTGAAGAATATTCATCTTTTCCATTTAAACGAGGATTCTTCACCTTTTGAGCATTTACAATTCTTGCTATTAATTTAAAAGTATTTATCACTTGTTTTTCATTCATATTGCAATGAGACCTTTATCATTTTTGCATGTTTAGGAGGCATTTTCAATAACACCTCTTTAATTAATTCTAAATTACTTTTTTCTTCTCTTAATGAAACTATGAATTCTTTTGCGAAATAAATTTTAGGTAGAGTCAAAATATTCTTAAAATTTGTTGTGATTTGCCCATTATATTCAAAAGAACTTTCTAATAACACAGTATTTTCTGTAATTTTCAACCAGATTTTTGCATCTGTTAAATTTAAAAAATCTTTTATTCTTTTAATGCATTGAACTTCTTCATCATGAATAGATTTTTCAAGTTTTTTAAAATCTTCTTGAATTTTTTTAATTCTCATTAAAATAGATTTTGTTAATCCAACGCCAATTGGTGTATTATTCTCATCTATCGTATAAATATATCTTTCCATTTTCTCAATGTCCCATATAATGATGATGAACTCTTCTTGTTCTAATCTTTAAAAATTTTCTATTTTTTAATTTATACATTTTATGTTTACGAGTAATTACTGATTTGTGTTTTTTATAATATTGTTTGTGTTTAACTCTTGATAATCCACGAGAACGATATCTTCTTTTAAGATTCATAGTATAAGCAGTTTTTTCTTCTAAATCTTCTGGATCTATTTCTTTTTCGATATCCTCATTTTCAAATCCTGGATCATAACCAATTCCAGTTTCTGGATCTACAAATAAATCTTCATCTGGATCATATTGAAGATAATCATTTCCAAATTCACCTTCTTCTCCTTCATCAGGATCATCAACTTCAATAACTTCTACATAATATTCCTGATCAGTAGCTGGATCATAAAAATGTCCAGTTTCTTCATTGAATTCAAGTTCATTGCCCTGCTTATTGAATAATGTTTCATATTCAGTGCCACATTTTTTACATTGATTCCATTTGGCAGTTTTACTTAAAATAATTTCTGTACCACATTCAACACATGTATCTTTCAT